CTATGACGCATTCTTGCGTAACCGCGTTTCGGCAAATCGTTCCAGGATGTCCGTCAGATCCGGTGCCTGGGCAGCCCGGGCAGCAATGTAGTGCTTCCGAGTCATTGCGGTAGAGGCATGCCCCAGCTGCGCGGCGGCGTCCTTGTCACCGGACAGCTCGTCGATGAGCGTGGCCACGGTTCGCCGCATCACGCGGAAGTCCACCCAGTTGAACTTCTCGTTGTCGCCCCGGCCGGCCGCCTGTCGCGCGCGGCGCCACTGGTTGCGGATGGTGTCAGGATCGCGGTGAGTACCGACTGCGGTACAGAACACCGGGGTGGAGTCACCGGGGTCGAGCTGCTTCGAGCGAAGCTCAGCCAGCACCTGCACCGCATACGGGGGCAGCGCCAGGAGACGGACATCGGAAGCCTTGGTGAACGGCTGACGGAACAGTCCTTGCCCCTTGGTACGAACCATGGTGGCACTGACCGTGACGGTCGGGGTCTCCGCGTCGAAGTCGATGTCGCACCAGCGTAGTGCGGCAACTTCCCCAGGACGGCAGCCGGTGGCTAGGAGGATGTCTACGAACGACAGCAGGTCGTGCCCTCGGCCGGCGGTACGACCATCAGGCTTGCTTGGTGCTCCGTTATCGTCCACGAGGCCTGCTTGCCACTTCTGGACGCCGTGGCGGAGGTCAACGAGGTCATCCGGGGTGAGGACGACGATGTTTCGAGGAACGAGCTTCCCCTTGGGGAGTTTGGTCACGGGGTTGTCGGGGATAGCGTCGTGGGAAATGGCAAGAGCGAAGGCCTGGGAGAGGATACTGCGGGCGCGAGCACGAACGCCAGGGCTGACGGTTTCGAGGAAACGGGCGATGCGGCCGGGTGTGGTTTCGGCGACGGTGATGCTGCCGATGGCAGGGGTGATGGTGCCGGTGATGGTTTGCCGGTAGTCATCCTTGGACTGGGGGCGGAGGCGGTCCTTGCGGTCGAGCCAGTAGGTGCACAGGTCAGCGATGGTGGTGTCGGGTGAGATTCCTCCGGTGTTAGCGGCGGTGGCGGCGGTGCGGGCAGTGAGCCGGTCGAGAAGTTTGCGCTTGGCGGCGGTGGTGGATTGTGCGCGGGCGCTGACGCGTCGGAGTTTGCCGTCGGCGTCGCGGAACCGTGCGCGGGCTTCCTTGGCGCCGGTGGGGGTGGTGAAGACGTGGATGTCTCCCCAGGAGCCGATGGGGGTGCGGGGTCGTCCGGCCATCAGGGCACCTGCTCGAGTTCAGCGAGGGCGTGGTTGATGAGGTGGAGCTCATCGGGGGTGACGACGTCGAGGCGGGTTCGGAGGGTGGGGAGGTCGAGGTTGAGTTCCCAGGCGAGGGTGGTGTGGTTGTGGCCGCCGTGGGTCCAGATGACGGCGTCGAGAAGTTGCTCGACCGGGGTGAGCTGGCGTGCGGTTGCTTTGTCGACCTTGGTTTCTTCCTTGGCTTCTAGGCCTGGTGGTGGGAGTCCGCGGTCGACGTGGATGAGTTCGTGGGCGAGGGTGCAGCGGCGGCCGGCTTCGGTGAGTCGTGGGTTGAGCCAGATGGTGGTGCCGTCGGTGATGCCGGCGATGCCGTCGGGGAGTGGGATGGTGTCGATGATGGTGTGGTGTGGTTTCATACCCCACGGTTTAGCACATTGGTTCGACATGAGGGCTCCCGGGTTTTCGAACTAGTCACCTTCGAAGGTGGAGCGGTCTGCCGGGTCGACTCTCCGCGCGACTGCGCGTAGCTGGGGTGGAGCAGTTTCGCCGAGGCGATCCCGCAGCCGCCGGTCGAGTTCCGCGATGAGCTCATCATCGGGCACCGCCGACAGATCACCATCCCACCCATCGGGAGTTGACTGCAGTAGGAGCTCGAGCGAAGCTGCAGCGTCCCCACGATCGATCCTTCGCAGTTCGGCAGGCGTCACCCCGACGGCCAGCGCCATTGCAGCCAAGGTGTCGGCAGGCGCGTCGACAGAGATGCGAACCCCGCCCTTTACCGTCCTGTAGCCCTTTACTATCTGGCGCCACCAGCCCTCGGAGATGCCGGCCATAGACGCGGCCTTACGTATCGAGAGAACCGGAGAGCGGTTGGTGCGAGCAGCTTCAACGAGCTGTCCCTCCGGGGTCCGGTCATCTTGCGGTGTGGTCATGAACATCAGCGTAGTTATGCGTACGCGTACCAGCCAGCCCTGTCCAATTTACGCAGTTTCATGGATGTAATTTTCGAACACTGCAGGTCACACCACCTTGCGCCACATTCGCGCACACATTGGTTGACATTCGCATTTCTACGCTTTAGTGTGAGGCCCATGACCCCACCTCACACACCCCGCCGCCCCTGGGTTGAAGCCCAGACCTTCCTCGACCGAGACGGCATGACCCAGACCACCCTCGCCCGCGAGACCGGGTTCTCCGTCTCCTACATCAACGACCTCATCCGCGGCCGCCGCTCCCCCAACGGCCGAGTCATCAGCCGTGTCGCCGCCGTCCTGAAAGTCCCGAAGTCCATGCTCATCCCCGCCACCGAGGACGCAGCATGAACACCACCGACCTGATCACCGCCGCGATCACCGCCGCCGTCCGCGAAGCCGTCCGCGAGGAAGTCAGCCAACTCGTCGACCAGCTCAAGGCCCCCAACCCGTCACCTGTAGATGGACCCGAGTTCCTCTCAACGCTGCAGGTCGCCGAGATCACCGGCATCAACGAGAACACCTTGCGCCGCTGGCGCTCCGACGACGATCCCGCCGGCCCGCCGTACGTCCGCTTCGGCCGCGCCGTCCGCTACCGCCGCTCCGACATCGACCAGTGGGCCAACTCCCCCTTCTCAACCCGGGGCCGACCATGACGAACCTCGCCCGCCACCTCGACGACCCCTCCCCACTGTTCTAGACCACAGACAAGGAACCACATCATGACCACATCACTGCATCCCGTCACCCTTCCCCCAGCCGCCACCTACCAGGAATGGCTCGAGCAGCGCCGCGAAGGCGTCGGATCCTCCGATGCGTCCGCGATTCTCGGCCTGTCGACCTACGAGTCGGCCTACTCCCTGTGGGAGCAGAAGACCGGCAAGGTCCCGCTCGATCCACCGGTCGACGACGCCACGGAGGAGCTCCGCCGTTGGGGACACCTCCTGGAGCCGATCATCCGGGAGGAAACCGCCCGCCGTCTGGACCTGACGATCACCAAGCCCGATCACGCGTTCGCTCACCCGGAGCGAGTGTGGCAGCGCAGCAACCCGGACGGGCTGACCGACACCGGAGCACTGTTCGAGGCGAAGAACACCCACTTCCGCAACTCCCACCTGTGGAACGGGCAGATCCCGGACCACGCCGAAATCCAGGTCCACCACTCCGCCGCGGTCCTCGGCACTGACCACGCGATCGTCGCCGGCCTCGTCGGCGGGAACCGTCTGTTCATCCACGAGATCGAGATCAACCCCACCATCGTCGACATCATCACCGAGGCGGAGGCCACTTTCTGGGAGTACGTCGTCACTGACACCCCTCCCCCGGTCGACGGGCACGTCCGCACGATGCAGTCGATCACCCGCGAGTGGGCACACAAGCCCGGAGTGAGGGAGGTCCAGGCGGCGGAGATCGAGGACGTGTGGGAGGCGTGGCGTGAGGCCGACGCCGCGGAGAAGGACGCCAAGGCACGCAAGTCGGAAGCGGTCGCGAAGATCGCCGCCCTGATGGACGGCCACAACGAGCTCGTCACCGGCAACCGTGTCTGGGCGAAGACCCAGCGTGGCCGGATCGACCTCAAGCGTCTGACAGCCGACCACCCGGACCTGGTCGCCACCTACATGCGCGTCCCCTCCTTCGACCTGGAGGCATTCAAGGTCGACCACGAGCAGCTGTACCGGCGCTACCAGTCCGTCAGCATCCGTCCGAAGAACTAACCCACCCCACCCAAGGAGAAGAATCATCATGGCTCGAGATCTCGAGAACCGACTCACCCAGTCCACCACCAACACGCCCGCACAGCGGCCGGCCGTCACCCTGGCGGATCAGGTCCGGTCGATGGAAGGGCAGTTCCGTATGGCGATGCCCCGCGGCATGGAGGCCGCCCAGCTCGTCCGGGACGCGTTGACCGCTCTGCGGCAGAACCCCCAGCTCGGTGAATGCGACCCCGCGACCGTGCTCGGTGGGCTCATGACCTGCGCTCAGCTCGGTCTGCGCCCCGGTGTCCTCGGGCACGCCTGGTTGCTGCCGTTCTGGGACAACAAGTCCCGCACCCGCAGGGCCCAGCTCGTGGTCGGCTACCAGGGCCTGGTGGAGCTGGCCCACCGGTCGGGGCAGATCAAGTCGCTGATCGCCCGCACCGTGTACGCCAACGACACCTTCGACGTCGACTATGGCCTGGAGGACAAGCTCGTCCACAAGCCCGTGATGCGCGGCCCGAAGGGAGAGCCGATCGCGTACTACGCGGTCGCGAAGTTCACCACCGGTGGCCACGCGTTCTACATCATGAGCCACGACGAGATGCTCGAGTACCGGGACGCCCACGCCACAGCGAAGACCCGCGACGGCAAGGTCGTCGGCCCGTGGGCCACGAACTTCGAGGGCATGGCACTGAAGACCACTGTCCGCCAGCTGGCGAAGTGGCTGCCGAAGTCCACGGAGATGGCCCAGGGCCTGGAGGCCGACGGCTCAGTCCGGGTGGATCTCACCCCGGCCGCGATTGACTACCCCGAGCATGTCGACGGTGAGGTCATCGGAGAACCTGACGGGCAGCCGGTGGAACCATCCGCTGAGCAGCAGCCGTCGGAGGGGCTCTGATTGATGGGCCACTGGGCGAATCGGGCGGCGTGCCGGGGTGAGGATCCCACCCGGTTCGTCCTCGACGAGCAACCGCACCTGGTGCCAGCTGACAAGCGCGACAGGGTTGCGTTCCAGCTGTGTGCCGGGTGCCCCGTGCGGGCGGAGTGCGCTCAGGACGCCCTGACTCATCGCGACGTCGGTGTCGTGCGGGCCGGGGTGTGGATCGGGCTTCACCCCAGCGCGTCGCGCCCCACGAACAAAGCGATCCGTCAACTCGCCGCCCGCGCCAACGAAAGAAGGTAGTCCATGACCTGGTTCAAGATCGACGACGGTTTCTACGATCATCCGAAATTCCTGGATCTGCCGAACGCTGCTGTCGGTCTATGGGCTAAGGCCGGCGCTTGGTGCGGTCGCCATCTCACCGACGGTGTCATTCCAGCCTCTCAAGTGCGTGTTCTCAAGGGAACTCCAGCACAGATTCGCGTGTTGCTTGAGGTCGGCTTGTGGGTCGAATGCGAATCGGATTCCGGTGCAAAGTGCTACCGCTTCCATGACTGGGAGGACTTTCAGCCCACCCGAGAACAGAAGCTCCAGGAGCGAGCGAATAGCGCAGAGCGACAGAGAAGATCCCGGGAACGACGCCAAGTTGGAGCCAATCTTGACTCAATTCGCACTCGATCTGAGCACGAATTGCACCCCAATGTGACCTCAAATAGAACGGAACTCGCCTCCGAACATGGACCCAATCTGCACACAAATAGAACGAGAACACGTCCTGAATCAAACAGCCCCAACAGCCACTACCAGCACGAACAGGAAAATGTCACGCGTGACTCACACGTGACACCCTCCCGTGACAAGCGCGTGAGTCACACACAGGTGTCACACCGCCCCGACCCGACCCGACCCGACCCGACCAATACAGGGGTAGAGGTAGCTGCTAGCTACAACGTTGATAGCGACAAACCAGCCAAGCTGGCAGCAGCAATCGATCATGCGGTGTTGGTCCGTCCGGGCTCACGCCCTGGACTCACCTCAGCTGTCAAGAACCTCACCCGCCAGGGCTACGCGAACGAGGACATCATCGCCGGGCTCAAGGCATGGCAGGCACGCCCCGACGCCGGCCCCGGGCTGCTCCGCAACCTCGTAGACGACGCCTCCGCTTCCCGGGAGGCAAAGACCCAGGCATCCCTGACCCGTACCGCCATCAACAACTGCCATCTCTGCGACGACCGCGGCCTCATCGACACCTTCGACGACGCCGGCATCCCCATCGCCATCCGCTGCGACCACACCAACCCCCCAACCCCCATCACCACCACCCGACAACCCCACAAACCACGAACATCCGCGTCCCTACGCCGACAACTCATCAACACTGCCACCCGCAACCCGTCAGAAACACACCAGAACGACCCACCAGACGACAAACAACCCCACCCCGCACCCCAACCCCCAAACCACACCCCCAACCCCGCAAACGACCACACAGACCCAGAAACCAAAACCGCATGACCGAACACAAGACCACCGAACACACCCTCCACCTCCCCCACACCACCCCACCCCTCCACGCCAACCAACGACACCACTGGGCCGTCCGAGCCAAGCTCACCCGCCAACTCCGCGACGACACCCACATCCTCGCCCGGGCGGCGAAGCTCCCCCAGGGCTGTTCGTTCGCGACGGTGACGCTTCACTACCTGCCGACGACTCGACGCCGGCGGGATCGGCACAACCTGTATCCGACGGTCAAGGCGTGCATCGACGGTCTTGTCGACTACGGCCTGGTGCCGGATGACAGTGCGGTGTTCGTGTCGGCGCCGGAGCCGGTGATTCATCCGGCTAATCGGTCACCCCGGCGTTCGAGACTGTGGTTGGAGATCGAGACGAAGGAGGTGGCGTAGTGGCGCGGAGGCCGGATCCGGTGAGAGCTGCTGCTCTTGCTGAGCGGCGTAAGCGTGTCCTTCAGGCTCGTCTGGAGGGCCGGAGCTTTCGCGCGATTGCCGACGCCGAAGAGCTATCGGTGTCCACGGTTCACGACGACTACACGCGTGCCCTGGGGGATATTCCCCGGGCTGAGGCGGACTCGCTGCGCAAGGTCGAGGGCGCTCGTTTGGACGCGCTGCAGGCCGCGGTGTGGGAGAAGGCGATGCTCGGCAACTTGGATGCCGGCCACCAGGTGCTGCGCATCATCGACCGTCGTTGTCGGCTGTTCGGGCTGGATGCTCCGCAGCAGGTTGAGCTCAGCGCTGGGGATGTCGACCTGGACGCGACCGTGGCGAAAGTCCTGGAGGCGGCGCAGGCAGCTGTTCGCGTGAAGGACGGAGAGGAGGGATCCAGTGGAGTCGTGGATGCCTGATGATCATGTGACTGAGGCGGTCCTTGATGGTCGGAGGGACTATCGGCAGTTGTCGATGCCGGATTCGCGGTGGGTGGTGGCGGAGCTGACCCATCGGGGCTATTCGGTGCGGGAGATCGCTGGGTGGCTGAAGTGCTCGACCAGGCAGGTGAAGCGGGTGCGAGCGGAGCTGCTGACGGAGGTGATGGGACTCTTGGCCGAAGAGCGCGAACGAGCCGCACAGGCAGAGAGAAGGTTTGCGAATGTTCGGCGCGACAACTCGCGCCTCGTTGAACGGTGCGCTGAGCTGGAGACGCGAAACGACATTCACGTCATGGCGACGTTGTCGCAGCTCGGCACGGGGAAACGAAGCTCAGCACCCCACTAACCACCCCCGGAATGGGGAACCCCGTTTTCAGTGCGTACATTTGCGAATACCATGCGAGACGTACGCAGCCCCACGCAGTAAGGCTCTTCCATGAAAATCCCGAACGAATCCCCGGATACCCCTCCCCAGGTGCCCGACCCCCTCGCCATCACCTGGAAAGACCTCCTCTACGCCCTCGCCATCCTCACCATCACCTACCCCCTCCTCGTCGCCCTCCTCCTGATCGGACCCCACCCATGACCTGCACAACCTGCACCGGAACCACCCTCAAAACCCCCACCAACCCCACCCCAGCAGCCAAAGCCCGCCACACCCGCAACCAAGCCACCCTCGCCCACATCGCCTCAGTCCACCGCGCCAGCAGCGGCACCTGGGAAGTCTGGATGAGAGCCACACACACCTTTGAAGGTGTGCCCACCTACCACGATGAGCACCGTGCAGAGCTGACTGATGAACTCCTGGCAGCCCTACCTGACAAGGAGCTCCTGGACCTGGTGGAAGAAATTGAGCAGGACCCAAAGGACCCAGGCACCTTCACCGTCCACTTCCTGTGGACAGGTCAGGTGGATGCCTGCGAAGACACCTACGAGCAGGCAGCCCTCGAAGCCATGCAGGACGACGGCTACCCCACAGACCACTTCACCTGCGACCACGACTACTCCGAATTCCAAGGCACCGAGCGCTAACCCACCCCCACCCCGGAAAGGAACCACACCATGACCACCTACATCGACCCCCAGAAACTGGACCAGCTCGTCACCTCCTGGGAACAGGAAGCAGAAACCACCCCCGACACCAGCGTGAAATCCGTCCTCACCCACGTCGCCCAGGAAGCCAAGCAACTCCTGCCCGAACACGCCACCACCACGATGAAGACCCTGGCCACCACCAGGGCAACAGCCCTGGCCAACGCCCTCCTCGGAGACCAAGGGGAAGCCTTCACCACCGGCACCTTCAAAGACGCAGCAAACATCGACTTCGACGTGCACCTGTCCGGAGTGCAGTTCGCCGTCAACATCGTCGTCTGGCATAACCCCGACAGCCACCACTCAGTCACCCTGCGTCAGGCCATGCCCTTCACCCACGTGCTGAATCTGTCCACCACTGACTGGCACACAGACACCCTGGAAAAGCTCATCCGCCTCGCCGCAGCAGACCACGCCCGCCGCCACCAGGAGAAGGAGGCCCAGGATGACTGACAACCCTGTGGCCACCATCCACTTCAACTCCCCCGAACACGACCCCCTCAAAATCCCCCGCCCCCTCCACATCCACCAGGAACCCGACGGCACCCTCACCTGCTGGGGCTCCGAAGCCCACATCCCAAACACCAAGAAACTCACCCTCGCCGGCTTCACCCGCCCCACAGCACTCCTGTCCTGGATCTCCCCCTCAGAGGTCCTGGCAGACCCCGACTCCCTCACCGGCCACCAGGTCGAGATCTTCGACCCTGACGAAGACGACGGGTTCAGCCTCCTCCACACCATCAAGGCCATCGAGCATGTCTGACCCCCACACCATCACCGTCCAGACCACCGGCCCCGACGGCCAACCCATCTACCGCACCTTCCGCAACTGCACCATCACCCCCGACAGCGGAACCCCAACCACACGCACAGCACAGCAACAGGCCGCCGACTACATCAAAGCCCGCCAGCTGGCAGGGGCCGACCCCCACGTCCTCGAGGAGACCTGACCCATGGCACACACCACCATCATCGGCCACCTCGGCAAAGACCCCGAACTCCACCAATCCACCACCGGCACCATCTACACCCGCCTCAGCCTCGCCTGGTCCGAACGCTACAAAGACCGCACCGGCACCTACATCGACGGCCCCACCACCTGGATCAGCATCACCGTCTTCGGCCGCCAAGCCGAAAACGCCGTCGACTCCCTCCGCAAAGGCCACCAGATCATCGCCACCGGCAACATGCGCACCGAAATCTGGGCAAGCGACCACGGCGAACAACCCATCGTCACCATGATCGCCGACACCATCAGCCCCGCCCTGTTCACCCAAGTCGTCGACATCCACCGCGACGACCACGACAAACCACCCACCACCCCCGATGACACCGACACCCCACCCTTCTGACCCCACCCACCACGCCAGCATCGACGCCTGGCAACTCGGCCGCTACCCCGGCCGCCACGTCTTCGCCCGCCCCCACAACACCCCGGACACCACACCAGCCCACTGGTGCCAACTCCTCGACGTCTGGATCGAAGACACCCTCATCATCGGCCTCATCGACTGGCACGGCACCCCCTCCCGCGTCCACTGGCTGATGACCAACCGCGTCCAGGTCGAACTCACCCCCACTGAACACCAGCACGCCCACACCACCGACCTCGGCAACGGCTACCGCTGCACCCACTACGACCCCTGGGCCGACGGCCCCACCGTCCCCCTCGAGCACCGCCAACCCGCCCCACCCCACCGACCACCCCGCACCCAACCGCCGGCCACCAAGAGCACTGACCAGCCCGCCCTCTTCACCCTCTAGAAAGACCACCATGACCCCCACCATCACACCCCGCGACCACGACGCCTACATGCAAGTCCTCTGGTACTTCGACCCCACCGCACCCGGCGCCCGCCAACCCGGCAGCTTCAGCCACCACCTCATCCAGGCCTTCGCCCGCGCCGACATCACCAACACCCTCCTCCTCAGCAGCGTCTACCCCGCCTACGGCACCGCCATGCGCATGGTCCAGGAAGGACTCAACGGCGGCCTAGACCAACTCAAGACCTGGGGACAGCAGATCACCGCCGGAACCCTCGGACCCGACCATGACTGACACCCAGCCCATCACCTACTACACCCCCAACCGACGTATCACCGCCCTCGACCGACAGATAGCCATGTACCTCAGCGTCGAGACCGGCCGCCCCGTGACCGTCAAGACCAGGCCCCGCAAACGGTGGAAGTTCTGGGCCCGCCCCGACACCACCCACCCCACCCTGGCAGAGGCACTACAGGAAGCCCTCGCACCATGACCACCACCCTGACCGTCGGCCTCATCACCCTGACCCTGTTCACCACCATCTCGCTCCGCCTCCTCGCGGCCGAGATCCTCCGCCTGAACAGCCACCTGGAACACACCCACGCCGTCGCTCACGCCGCCCTCGCCGCCCTGGAGCTCCACCTCCAGGGCAAGGACGTCGAGATCCTGCATCTACCACTCCGCGACACCCCGGAAGAGGAGTAAAGGCCGATAATCCCGAACCCCCCACTACCCCCATCTTGGGGTATGGGTGGACTGAAAGCGAAACACTCACCCTCGCTGAACAGGGAAAACTTGCCTACCGGTGTCCAAGGTCTGAACGACCCGGGCTATCGGCTTTGCGGAAGCTCCGCTAGAGTCAAGACACGCAACAAAGAGTCGCAGGAGGTTACTTGGCATCCAAAAAACTCCCCCGGCGTCTCAGCAAACTCAAGAAGATTCTGGACAAGCAGGGCTGGACGCAGGACTTCACTAGCAGGGGCCACCCCCGCTTCACCCCTCCGCCAGATTTGAAAAACGACAATGGCCAAGTGGCTTATCCCGTCGTTTTCTCAAAGACCCCTTCCGATCACCGGAGTGACAAAAACTCCATCTCAGATCTCCGAAAAGCTGGGGCAAAGATCCCCAATAATTTTAAGACGAATTAGGATAACGCAAGCCATGAGGAACTACACCGTTTGCATCATCACCGCTGAAGTGGAAGACAACAACTGGGAAGCACACTACGACTTCCTGGATGATATTCCCGGCTCCTCCCTGGTCGAAAACCCCTCCGCCCCCCAGCTCACCTTTGACATTGACGCAAAGGACTGGAACGGTGCTCAGATCTTCACCCTCGGCCTTGCAGATCTTCTTGGAATTACGATCATCAGCTTCCAGAAGCTGGAGGAAAGGCCCAGCAAGGGTAGCCCGGCTGCGCCTCACATCGAAATGGTCGACGAATGGGTGTCTAATTCACCTAGCCGCAAACGCGAACTCTGCGCGTAGATGACGCATTCCTCAGCAAACCAAATCTAAAACTCCCCATCTTTTTTGATGGGGAGTTTTCTTTTTCCAGGGATACTAAACTTTTTTGCCTATCTCGGTAATATTGAGCACATCCAACTACTAACCGAAAGGCACCTCATGAGTGACACCAACCGATCTATCAGTTTCCCGACTCGCCGCCAGGTCAAGAACGACTCGATCCGCATCAACTTCTCCCGCGAAGACGGCCAGACCGTTGCTGTCAAGATGGCGACCCTCTACACGGACGGCACACTCAAGATCGTCGTCGACGACACGGAGACCTACTACCCGGCGACGTCCTACTTCAGCGTGGTCTTCCCGACAAGAACGGCCAACCCGGACACGAAGCGTCCGCGAGCTGTAATCGCCTAGGACCGTGCTGGAACACGACCGGCGGCAGGCCGCGATTCGTCACCTCGCAGGACGAATCGCGGTCGAACTCGTCTGGCCCAACCCCGACCTCACCACCCACCCTGAACAACACGCAGCACACCTGATCACCCTCGTCTGCAACACCAACATCGACGTCGGCCTCGCCGCCCTGGCCGTCGCCGGCCCCCTCATCGCAGACCTCCACGGGCACCCACCCAACATCAACCTCGCCGCAGCCCTTATAGAGGACACCCTCGACGACCACCCCGACAACCGACTCGGCCACGACATCGGAATCGGATTCTGCCGCCACGTATTCAACATCGACACCATCGACCAGGCCATCGACTTCTTCGGGGAAACCATCGCCGACCCCACCCTGACCCAGGAACAAGCCGACGCGATGTTCCTGTCCGCCCTCAGCACGATCCTCACGATCTACGCCACCGCGTTCTAACCAGTCACCCGCCTCCACCAGCATGGCTGGCATGACCACACCTGATGACCTCCTCCGCAACGTCGTCGCCGCTGAAACCGCCGGATGGACCAAAGCACAGAAAGCAGCCCTGCTGCACCGCCTCGCCCGCGAAGCCACCCGCATCGATGTCGGCCACCGCTACCCCACCGCCGGGGCCCTCGCCCAGTCCATCGACCCCACCACCGTCCAGACCCCCGCCCTGGAAACCATCGACCAGGCCCTCGAGTGGGCCCTGACCACCCGTGACGCCCGCCTGGCGATCAGCTTCCCACCACAGGAAGGCAAGACCACCCGCGTCGGCGTATGGGGGCTCTTCACGATTTGGAGTGCGTAGCTGACCACGGGGTGGGGTTCGGGGTGGCACAACATGTAGAGGTCCTGGCCGGTACAAGATGAGAGTTGCGAAGCTTCCATCTGACCGAACCAGGACCCTACTGTGCAGCCTAGTGGCAACCTCGTCGCCGACACCATCTGCCGCACGGCAGAAATCGGCCTGACCATCACCGGAGCCGCTGACGCCGGCAACATCACCATCATCGACGCCACCCCGGTGGCCGTGGCCACCACCTGTCCCGAGTGCGGACACCCCGGGACGAAACGTGATCACGTGGTCCGGACTCTGGTCGACCTGCCGGTGGTGGGGTTCCCCACCCGCCTGCATGTGCGCGTCCCCAGATTCCTGTGCACGATGGCGTCCTGTCCCCGCAAGATCTTCCAGGCTTCACTGGCCTGCGCGGATGACCGATCCAAGCTCACCCACCGCGTCACCCGCTGGGTCCTCCAGCGACTAGCGATTGACCGGATGAGCGTGGCTGCGACCGCCACAGCGCTGGGCGTCGGGTGGGAGCTGGTCAACCAGGTCGCACTGGATGCCTGCCGCCAGCTCGTCTACGACGATGCTTCCCACCTCGATGGAGTCCGGATCCTCGGTGTGGACGAACATGTCTGGAAGCACACCCGAAAGCCAGGCCAGCCGTCCAACCTGGTGACGATCCTGGTCGACCTCACCCCGCTGGTCGACGGACGTGGGCCGGCCCGACTACTGGATATCCGCCCAGGCCGCAGCGCAGACGTGCTGCGCACGTGGCTGCAGGAACGCGACCCTGGCTTCCGGGAGCAGGTGCAGGTCGTGACCATGGACGGGTTCACCGGCTACGCCAGCGCTGTCGACCAGGTCCTCCCGGGCGCCACCAAGGTCATGGATCCCTTTCACGTGGTCCATCTGGCAGCTGACAAGCTCACCGGATGCCGGCAACGGCTCCAACGAGAGACCACCGGACGCCGGGGCCGCAAGGACGATCCGCTGTACAAGCACCGTCGCACGCTACTGACCAGGACGGACTACCTCACCGAGCGGCAGAAACAGCGACTGGACATGCTGTGGGCCACCGATGACGACTACGTGGCCCTGGAGGTGACGTGGATGTTCTATCAGGACGTGATCCAGGCGTACGGGCATCCGAAGAAGTCGGAGGGCAAGAAGTTGATGGACCGGATCATCAACACCCTGCGCAAAGGCTTGCCGAAAGGTCTGGAGGAGCTGGCTCAACTCGGGAGAACCCTGTGGCGTCGGCGGGAAGATGTCCTGGCGTACTTCGATATCGGGGCGTCCAACGGTCCGGTCGAGGCGATCAACGGACGGCTTGAGCATCTACGCGGGATTGCTCTGGGGTTCAGGAATCTCAACCACTACATCTTGCGGTCACTGATCCACTCCGGCCAGATACACAACCGGATCAACGCACTCTAAATCGTGAAGAGCCCACAATCCGTGCGGCTGGGGTACCGCCCGTGGTGGGGGCGCGGTGCCGGTTGAAGTCCACCTGGGAGAACAGGCCACCGCCGGCGGGGGTGGGCTGCCCGAGGTAGAGGGCGGACCAGACTCGCTCGCCGACATCCTGCCGGATCCGGGCGAAGTCGTCGGGGGTGCGGCCGCGGGCAGAGTCCATCGCTTCCCCGGCTGGCCGGTTGAGGGCGTCGGGGACACCGGGCGTGGCCACGGCGGGAATGTTCACGACCTTCCACAGCGGTTCCGCGCGAAGCTTGTCCTGGGCGAGGACGTGACCGACGAGGTCGGCTTCGTGCCAGCGGGTCTGGATGATGATCACCGGGGCTCCCGGGGCAAGACGGGTCTGGGCGACGGATTCCCACCAGGTGATGACCTTCTCGCGTTCGACCTGTGAGTCGGCTTCGGCCATGCCCTTCAAAGGGTCGTCGACGACCAGCACATCTGCGGGCTGTCCTGTCAGTGATCCGCCGACACCGACGGCGTAGAGACCGCCGCGGTGGCCGGCGAGTTTCCAGTTGCCGGCCGCGGACTTGTCGTCGGCGAGGGACAGTCCGAGTTTGTCGGGGAGGGACGCGCCGGTGAGGGGGTCGGTGGCGCCGTGGCCGTGTTCGCGGATGATGTTGCGGGCTTGGCGGGCGGTCGAGCGAGCGAGGTAATCGGAGTAGGAGGCGATGACGCATCGGCGGTCGGGGTCTTGCACGAGGGCACGGATGACACCCCATACGGGCTCTTCACGATTTAGAGTGCGTTGATCCGGTTGTGTATCTGGCCGGAGTGGATCAGTGACCGCAAGATGTAGTGGTTGAGATTCCTGAACCCCAGAGCAATCCCGCGTAGATGCTCAAGCCGTCCGTTGATCGCCTCGACCGGACCGTTGGACGCCCCGATATCGAAGTACGCCAGGACATCTTCCCGCCGACGCCACAGGGTTCTCCCGAGTTGAGCCAGCTCCTCCAGACCTTTCGGCAAGCCTTTGCGCAGGGTGTTGATGATCCGGTCCATCAACTTCTTGCCCTCCGACTTCTTCGGATGCCCGTACGCCTGGATCACGTCCTGATAGAACATCCACGTCACCTCCAGGGCCACGTAGTCGTCATCGGTGGCCCACAGCATGTCCAGTCGCTGTTTCTGCCGCTCGGTGAGGTAGTCCGTCCTGGTCAGTAGCGTGCGACGGTGCTTGTACAGCGGATCGTCCTTGCGGCCCCGGCGTCCGGTGGTCTCTCGTTGGAGCCGTTGCCGGCATCCGGTGAGCTTGTCAGCTGCCAGATGGACCACGTGAAAGGGATCCATGACCTTGGTGGCGCCCGGGAGGACCTGGTCGACAGCGCTGGCGTAGCCGGTGAACCCGTCCATGGTCACGACCTGCACCTGCTCCCGGAAGCCAGGGTCGCGTTCCTGCAGCCACGTGCGCAGCACGTCTGCGCTGCGGCCTGGGCGGATATCCAGTAGTCGGGCCGGCCCACGTCCGTCGACCAGCGGGGTGAGGTCGACCAGGATCGTCACCAGGTTGGACGGCTGGCCTGGCTTTCGGGTGTGCTTCCAGACATGTTCGTCCACACCGAGGATCCGGACTCCATCGAGGTGGGAAGCATCGTCGTAGACGAGCTGGCGGCAGGCATCCAGTGCGACCTGGTTGACCAGCTCCCACCCGACGCCCAGCGCTGTGGCGGTCGCAGCCACGCTCATCCGGTCAATCGCTAGTCGCTGGAGGACCCAGCGGGTGACGCGGTGGGTGAGCTTGGATCGGTCATCCGCGCAGGCCAGTGAAGCCTGGAAGATCTTGCGGGGACAGGACGCCATCGTGCACAGGAATCTGGGGACGCGCACATGCAGGCGGGTGGGGAACCCCACCACCGGCAGGTCGACCAGAGTCCGGACCACGTGATCACGTTTCGTCCCGGGGTGTCCGCACTCGGGACAGGTGGTGGCCACGGCCACCGGGGTGGCGTCGATGATGGTGATGTTGCCGGCGTCAGCGGCTCCGGTGATGGTCAGGCCGATTTCTGCCGTGCGGCAGATGGTGTCGGCGACGAGGTTGCCACTAGGCTGCACAGTAGGGTCCTGGTTCGGTCAGATGGAAGCTTCGCAACTCTCATCTTGTACCGGCCAGGACCTCTACATGTTGTGCCACCCCGAACCCCACCCCGTGGTCAGCTACGCACTCCAAATCGTGAAGAGCCCGATTACCTACGCCGCCCAGGAGGACCGGCCCACCGATCCCCTGGCCGCACTTCGTCAGGTCGACGGGATCGCAGTGCCCGACCAGACGGATCCGCCCTTTCGGATCCACCCGTGGCGGGCGAAGGGCGACAAGGTTGCCCGCGCGGCCGGTACCCGGCAGGCCTCAGCTACAGGCCGTCTACGGATGGTGGGCAGCCACCCGGAACTCGAGGAGCAAGCCACCCGATGGCTACCCGGGCAGGATTCCCCCGACCGGATGGACGCCCTGGTCAACGGGTTCGAGCGCTGCATGCAGTTGGTGGGCTCGCAGTCCGAGATCGCCACACCAGGACAGGTTGCGACGCCGTCCACCGGATTGGGCGCGTTCTGGGCCTCACCCATCGGATGACGGACGACAGCCTGCTAGGTGATCCACTGGGCCACACGCCCCGTAGTGAGCTCCATGTCGGGAATGATGAGGTTCGGCGAGAAAATGACGGCCTCACTTCCCACGTGCTGCTTGTGGGCCGTGTGTGCGATAGGGAAGCGTGCACAGCGACCGTCACCGTAGAGGGCATCGGTAATTCGTGGGTCGTCATCGTAGGTGAGCATCCAGGGGCATGCTGACGACGCAAGATTCTGCGCCAGCTGGAGGTGGTCATTCTCATCGAATGCGTGCAGATAGAGCCCTTCGCCCTGGACGAGATAGGGAGGGTCTGCGTAGACGAAAAGATCATCCCCGTAATGGGAAACCGATTCTAGAAAGTGGATACCTTCCATCTGGGTGATGTGGATGCGATCACGCATCGCTGCGATCAGCTCCACGCGGGTGATGAGACCTTCGCGGTTGAAGCGCGCGTCGAGCTTCCACTTTCCCTCTTGATTAAGTCCTCCGATTGGACGGGCCCCCAGGATTCCTGACCTGTTGGTGCGGTTGAGGAAGAAGGTGGCGAACCCGAGCTCCAGGTCAGCGTGATCATCGGGGTGGAGGTAACGATCGCGCTGGATGTGCCACTGCTCGATCGTCAGTTCCGTGGATTCGATCAGCCTACAGAACTCGTCTGACTGCTCGGTGATGGAGCGCCAGAAAGCCGCGATGCCGGGGTTGAGATCGTTAAGGTGGATATGCTCAACGACATCATCTCGCAGCAACTTGAGCGCGGCTCCGGCGCCGCCAGCAAAGGGTTCGGCGTACCGAGCCGGTCGGCGGTCCTGGGCCGCGACAAGACGCTCCAGATAGGGGGCCAGGCGGGCTTTGCCACCAGGGTATCGGAGCGGAGACAGGTACCTCATGACTGCTGATTCTGCCTCAACTTTTCTCCCATAGACACCAGAAGCGGGGTCCATAGACTCGCCCGAGTATATACTTCATTCGGAGAATTGGAGAGCCTCCATGAATGAACTCCCAGCTGCAGAGCTTGGCCATTATCTTTGTTCGCCTCGCGGAGCAACTTTTGCAACTCTGTCCATTCTTCAACCTTCTTTGGGAGATTCTCCGCATCTGGGTCGACGAGCAGAATCACCTTACGCACCCTTGCCTCTATAGTCCCTCCAGAATTAGGTTTGTATTTCTCCAAGTACCACGCCGTCGTCAGATCAACAATTTGACGGATCAGGCCTGCGAGCACCTCATGATAGTCATCAACTGGCAGTTGCGATGTTTGGCGAATAAGATCCCCCAGCCGGTCGGGGAAAAAATCTGTCGGAACGCCACGAAAGATGTATCGCGCAGCCACTTTTCGACGCTTCTGCGACTGAGGAAGATCTGGGAAAAAGTCCCCCTGGCCTGAGTTAGTCGAAGGAGGGAGTTCTTGGGAATGGCTGGCTTTCCTCGGAGGTTCAGAGGTAGTGCGTATATTCGATGACTGCGGTTGAGCCGTGGAGCGATTGTTAGCCGACTCAGGCAGTGGCTGCTTCAGCTTGGGCGCCAAGTTCTTCGCGAAGAGTTCTGGCGTTTCTTCGAAGTACTTTTTGGCATCCTTGTTCAGGTTGAAAATCCGCGACCAAGAATCACCAGAGCTTGACTTTTCTCGCGCGAGATCTTCAATCAACCGTCTAACGAGAGGAAGGAGAGCATCCTTGGGGTACAATGGGATGATCGAACCATGCTCAAATGAAAGACCTAGATAATCCCGCACCAAGGGTTTCTTGATAACTCGCTGCAGGTTTGTGTACCGAGAAAGGCAGCTATTGAGCGACTCTTTGAGAGTGGAATCTTCAGGCCAAGTTTCCTGCACAAAGTCCACGAAAGCTAGCGTCACAGGACGTTTCGCCGGGTCCTCCTCAGCAGTAAACGATTCCTGCATTAAAGCATTCCATCGAGAGGTAGCCCGACCCCCTTGGCCGCTTTCGTGCTTGATCGCAATCCAGTGCCGCGCTTCGTTTCGTGATGAAACTTCGTGCACGAAGATTGTCTCTATGGGCGAATAACGCGAAGAGAGGACTGCCCTTTCCACCCGCTTACCGTACTTTTCTGCCAGCGCGGACGAGGAGTCCAGTACTGATGGGTCCCGCCACAACTTAAGTGCGGTTAAACGGCGGTTACCCTCGAGTACAACGAGTTTTCCGTTCTCCCGGGTAACGATGGGAAATTCACTTGGATTCAACTTCCCTTGAGAGACGATGTCTCGGAGCATGTCAATGCAAGATTTTCCGTGAAGCTCAAGCATGTGGAGCAGCGGATCGGAATAGTCGGTCAGCTGACTTCGATTGCGGGGATTTCGCTCATCAAGATGAAGATCATCAACCGCGACCGCCCTTGGCGGGGCGGCCTTAGGTGGCGGCAGCAACTTCGGCAGTCCGCTGTCCTCTTTACTCACGCCTTAGATCACGCCTTTCCTAGTCAACGCTCGAAGGTGCCCACATCATCCGAACTGGCCCAAATAGATCATAGGCCCGCGGGCGCTTAGATCTCGCCAGATCAGAGCGACTCTTTACACTTTCGCCGCACCGGGCCGCCCTGCGTGCCAGTCCTGGACGGCCTGGGCGTCCCAGAGTGGGATGCGGGGGTCGAGGTGGGCGACGGGGGGTGGGGGCATGTTCTTGCGGGCGTAGCTGCGCCAGGTGGCGTCGCTGATTCCGCAGTGGGCGGCACAGTCGGCGACTCGCCAGAGGGTGCGGCCGGTGTCGGCGTCAATGATGGTGGGCCTCACAGGGCCCTCCAGGTGCGATAGAGGTGGATGGACTCGGCGGCCAGGAGGGCGGTGAGCGGCAGGGCGATGGCGATGGCCAGGGGGGTGGGGCCGCGGGTGATGGCGATGGCGATGAGGGCGATGACGCCTGCGCTGGTAATGGCGTTCTTCATGGTTGTAGTGTGGGGATGTTCCCCGGGGCCTGATTCGAGCAGGCCCCGGGGTTCATTCCTTTTCTCCTTTCTTGGTTTCGATCTCTTTCATTCTGGCCTTGTGTTCCAGGATGATTTTGAGTGTTTCGTTGGCGGCTTTCCAGGCTGCGTATAGTCCGGCGATCCACCAGGGGATGTTGTCCATGTACCTCCTCTCTTAAGTTCTAATCACATTGTAGCACGCTACCGTGCTACATCGCAAGTGGTTCACCACGTCACCCCACACCCCTACCCTCCCCTGACATGGCAACCACACTCACCCTCCTGCTCATCACCACCCTCACCGTCGCCCGCCTCACCCGCCTGATCACCATCGACAAACTCGCCGAACCCCTCCGACGCTGGATCATCCGCTACAACGGCGACGACGGCTGGTGGACCTACCTCTTCCACTGCTCCTACTGCCTCAGCATCTGGATCGCCGCCGCCCTCACCCCCACCGCCTGGATCCTCGCCGACGCCACCCACCACCTCGCCGTACCCACCTGGTACGGCCTCCCCGCCACCGCCCTGGCCGTCGCCTACCTCGCCGCAATCCTCATCACCAAGGAGAACAACTAAATGTCCCGCGTCGCCCGCACCATCCCCAGCGAGCTCGCCTCCCCCAGCCTCACCGCCGCGGCCACCACCGTCGACACCACCACAACCACCAACCAGGTCACCGACACCACCGGCTGGAAGAAACAGGCCTGGGACGCCTACGACAAGGTCGGCGAACTCCGCTACGTCTGCCAACGCATCGCCAACAGCCTGTCCCGCGTCACCCTGTACGCCGCCGACATCGACCCCACCACCGGACGCCCCTCAACCTCCCCCACCGACAACCCCACCGCCGCCAGCATCGTCAACGACATCGCCGGCGGCCCCGCCGGACGTGCCGCCCTGATCTCCAAACTCGTCACCCACCTCACCGTCCCCGGCGAAGGCTGGATCGCCGTCATCAGCCGCAGCATCGACGGACAGGCCGTCGAAGAATGGCACGTCCTGTCCGCCGACGAAATCACCTCCCGCGGTGCTCGCATCACTCTCCGCCTCCAGGACGGCACCGACCACCCCTTCGACCCCACGACCGACATCCTCACCCGCATCCACCGCCCGCACCCGAAAAATAGCCGCGAATCCGACTCCCCCGTCCGCGCCGCCCTACCCACCCTCAACGAGATCACCCGCACCTCCCAGGCCATCGACGGCGCCGGTAAGTCCCGCCTGGCGGGCAACGGCATCCTCCTGCTGCCCTCTGAGATCAGCATGCCCGTCACCGAGGCACCCCAGCCCGACCCCGACGCCCCCGGCCTGCCTGCAGGAGCGCCCGTCACCGTCGAGAAGTCGGTCACCGCCCAGGACGTCATGGTCCAGCTGCAGCAGGTCATGACCACCGCGATCAGCGACCCGACCTCCGCCGCGGCGATGGTCCCGATCGTGCTCAAGGCCTCCGGTGAACACCTCGACAAGATCCGCCACATCCGCTTCGAGTCCGAGGTCACCGAAACGAACCTCAAGACCCGTGACTCAGCGATCCGCCGGCTGGCCCTGTCGCTGGACATTCCCCCGGAGTTGCTCACCGGCGTCGGCGGAACGAACCACTGGAACGCGTGGCTGGTCGACGAGGACGCCATCAACACCCACTTCGCCCCGCTGGCCACCCTCATCTGCGACGCCCTGACTGAGGCGATCCTGCGCCCCCTGCTGGCGCATGCCGGTATCGACGGCACCTTGTTCACCGTGTGGTTCGACCTTGCCGACCTGGCGCAGACCCCCAACCGTGGCGAGGATGCCGTCAACGCCTTCGACCGCGGGGCGATCAGCTCGACCGCCCTGCGCCAGGCCCTCGGCTTCGGTGACGACGACGCCCCAGCCGAGAACATGACCCGCGCGGAGCAACAGCAGCTGGCGGTCTCCCTCGTGAAGGGCGCTCCCAGTCTCCTGCCGATGCTCGCCCGCCTGTTGGGCATGGACGTAGACACCACGCAGCCACTGGCCCCGATCGGCACCAGCACCACCCCTGCCACCCCTACCCCTACCAAGGCGCCACCACGGAAGGACTAAACCCATGCCGGTGTTCCTTGATGACCCTTTCGACACCTGGACCCCGATCATCGACCAGGCGATCATGCACGCGATCAACACGTGGCTGCGCGCCATCGATGCCGAACTCCACCCGGTGATGCTGGCCGACGCCTCCGACGACTCCCTGCCGAACCTGGAGGCCCTACTGGCCGCCATCACCGCGTGGCACCTGGTCATCGACGACGAGGTGCTTCCTCTGCTGGTGGGGTTGACGGCCCGCCGGCTCATCGACATGTCCACTGCCCGTGGCATGACCTGGGAGCAGCTCGCGACAACACCCCCGTCCGGCGGGGCAGTCACTGACCTGGTGAATCGGGCGGTGGACGCTCTCACGCGTGCCGGGGTGCCCACGGTGGGGTTCGACCAGGTGTTGTGGGTTCCGTCCTGGGTGGACTTCATCGACGCGTACGCCCGGCAGACGGTCAACCTGGTGCAGGGCATGCCGGAGACTGCCTACCGTGACCTCGTCACGAAGCTGGCGTCCGCGACCCGGGAAGGCATGGCCCCGTGGGAGCGTGCACGCCTGGCCCGCGACTACCTCGACATCACCACCGAGGGCGGGTACGAGCAGTGGATGACCCGCGCACACCGGATCTCCCGCACCGAGACGAACCGGATCATCAACGCCGCTGATCTGCAGGCCGCCCGCACGGAGGCCACCACCACCGGGGAAGAGCTGCACAAGGTGTGGGTGTGTGGCATCGACACTCGTACCCGGGACTCGCATTTCGCCGCCGACGGCCAGCGCGTCCCCCTGGACGGCAAGTTCCTCATCGGCGGCCACGAAGCCGACTACCCCGGTGATCCGCATCTGCCACCGCACGAATCGATCAACTGCCGCTGCACCACGATCATCCTCACCTCTGACGAGCCCCTCCCGGATGAGTCGGACCGGCAGACCGAACGTGAACGCTCCGACGGCACGGTCCGCGACCCCCAGGCGGAGGTGCGGCGCCGCGCAGCTGACGGTGTCACCCGTGCCCGTGATAGTGAACCCCAGCCTGTGACCGCCGCCGTGAAGGAGACAACCCCCATGCGCACCACCTGGTCGGGCCTGCTGGCCCCCATCAACAAGCCCACCGGCGACGGCCGGATCATCGACCCGGACGCCACCATCGAGTTCCGCGAGTTCCCCATGCCGCTGCTGTTCCAGCGGGCTACCTCCGGTGGCCACGACACCGCGGTTGTCGTCGGCAAGATCAGCGCCGCCACCGTCGACGCCCATGCGATCCACGCCACCGGAGAACTGTTCGACACCCCTGACGGCATCGAGGCCCAGAACCTGCTGGCCGAGGGAGTGATCCGCCCGAGCGTGGACATGTGCGACATGGTCACCGAGTGGCAGATCCTCGACGCCGACGGCAACCCCGTCGACCCGGACGACGCGGACATCGAATGGTCCCCGGAGTTCACCGAGGTCATGCACGTCCGCGCATGCACCATCATGGCCGCCACCCTGGTGTCGAAGCCGGCGTTCGCGGAAGCCAAGATCACCATCGGCGACCAGGTTCCGGCCCCCGCGGACGCCGACGCCGAAACCGCCGCCCTGGTCGCTGCCGCCACCATCGTCGAGGACACCGCCCCAGCGGAAGCCTTCAGTGATCCCGGACTCCCCGGGCCGACCGCGCTGACCGTCACCGACGACGGGCACGTGTACGGGCACCTCGCCCTGTGGGGCACCGAGCATGTCGGCATGCCCGGCCGCGGTGTCACCCCACCGCACTCCCGCACCGACTACGCCCTGTTCCACGTCTCCACCGTGATCACCGACACCGGCCCCCTGCCCTGCGGTCGGCTCACCGTCGGCTGTGGGCACGCCGAACCGCGGTACACCGCCCCCGACGCCACCGCCCACTACGACCAGACCGGCACCTGCTGGGCCTACGTCCGGGCAGGTGAAGACGCCCACGGCATCTGGGTCGCGGGCATCATCAACCCCGACGCCGACGCCGCCACCGTCAGGGCCGGTGCCTCCGCCCCGTTGTCGGGCGACTGGCGCAACGTCGGCGGGAACCTCGAGCTCGTCGCTGCCCTGAGCGTCAACACCCCCGGGTTCCCCGTCCCGCGCAGCTTCTCCGCCACCCACGGGGAGGAACTCTCCCTGGTCGCCGCCGCCGTTGTTCCCCGCCGCACCCGCGACGACCGGCTTGCCGACGCCGTCGCCGAAGGGATCCGACGCCACGAACAGCGCCGCGCCACCGAAGCCGCCACCACCCAGCGGCAGACCCAGGCCCGGACCCTCGCCGCGCAGGTCCTGTCCTCCCAGGTTCAGCGGGAGCGACCGTGAGCTGCGGACTCTGCGGCTCGGCCCGCCCACCCCGCCGCTACAAGGTGACCCTCAACGACGGCAGCGAGCACCTGTTCCTCAGCGAGACCGAGGCCCGCATCTACGCCACCTCCCACGGTGGTGGCCGCATCGAACTGGTCACCTGACCGGCGCTGTCACCCCTCCCACCTACAACTCACCGTGAGCCCTCGGACAGGCCGGGGCCACCTCCGAACACACAGGAAGGACACGGGACGACATGCCCTTCGAGTTCCCCGACACCCTGCCCACCGACGCCGACGCCCTGGCCGACCTCCGAGCCAAGGCCGTGGAAGCCTTCAACGATGTCTACGACACCGACAAGGCCCCCACCGAAGAGGAGCTGGCACACATGCAGCGCCTCGTCGAAGGCATCAACACCATCGACACGGCCCTGTCTGATCAGGCCGCAGCCGACGAGCGTGCCACCAGCGCCGCCGACATGGCCGCCGCCCTCGCGGAGAAGGCAACCCCCGACAGCGACGACACCAGCGGCGACGACACCCAGAACGACAGCGTCGACACTCCCACCCTCGACACCCCGGAGGAGGCCACCCCCGGCGAGCCCTCCGACGAGGAGGAAGCCCAGGAGTCGGTCGCCGCATCCGGTTCCCGTACCCGCTTCTCCGCCGCGGCCGGCAGCACCAAGACCGATCTCCCGAAGCAGGAGCACGGCTTCCGGCTGACCACCAGCGCGAAGAACTACGAGACTGGTGTTGTCGACACCCTCCGTGTTGCTGAGGAGTTCGGCAACCTCGCCCAGGGGCGTGCCGCCCGTGTCATCGGCGCCGGTGGCCGCTCCGTGACGACCGTCGCCTACCTCGACCGCAACGCCCCGGCCGAGTTCACCGTCAGCGACGAGTCCGACGCTCTCGCAGTGCTCGAGAAGATTACTGACGAGTCCCGCCTCGACGGTGGCAGCCTCGTCGCCGCCGGTGGTTGGTGCGCCCCCTCCGAGACGATCTACGACTTCCTGCCGGTCGAGGCCCCCACCGGCCTGCTGTCCCTCCCGGAGCTGACCATCCGGCGCGGCGGTATCCGCTTCCCGAAGGAGCCCGACTTCGACAAGCTCTACGACGACATCGGCTTCCACCAGACCGAAGCACAGGCGCAGGCGAACACCGAAAAGAACTGCATCGAGATTCCCTGCGGCGAGTTCGAGGAGATCCGCCTCGACGTCGAGGGCGTGTGCATCACCTCCGGCATCCTGCAGGACAAGGCGTGGCCGGAGCAGACCAAGAAGTTCGTGGACGAGGCACTGCGTCTTCACCAGCACAAGGTGTCAGCCCGCCGGATCAAGACCGTCGTCGACGGCTCCACCGTCGTCGGAACTCTCACCGGCCCGATGTTCGGCACCGCCGGTGCTGTCCTGTCCGCCCTCGAACTGCAGGTCGCAGACATGCGCACCCGTCACCGCATTCCGCGTACCCGATCCGTGGAAGGCATCGCCCCCGAGTGGCTGCTGTCGGTCCTGCGTGCGGACCTCGCCTACCGCGACGAGGTGCTCCCCGCACAGGTCACCGACGAGCAGATCAAGGCGCACTTCCGCAACCTGGGCGCGAACCTGCAGTTCGTCGTCGACTGGCAGAACGACGTCATCGGCGCGAAGACCCCGGCCGTCGCCTGGCCGACTGAGGTGCAGGTCGTCCTGTACCCGGCCGGCACCTGGTGGTCCGCGACGGAGCCGGTCATCAACCTCGGCATCATCCACGACTCCACCCTCATCAAGCAGAACCGTCAGGTCCAGATGTTCACCGAGGACGGTGTGGCCGTTGGCAAGCGTGGCCCGGAGTCCCGACTGGTGACCATCCCGGTGGCCGTCAACGGTGAGGTCGGTGCCCGCTACACCGCCGCCGTTGCTCCCTAGTCCTGTCCGTATCCCAATGACGCCCGGGGTTCACCAGGGGCCCTCAGGCTCCGAGTGCGCCCCGGGCGTCACCCCATTTTTCTCCAGAGGAGCACCATGACCCTGCCCACCGTCCCGGTGACCGCCCCACCGGCTAATCCCCTGCCGCACGGCCTGTTCGACGCGGCCACGATCACCGATGAAGCACTGTCCCGCCACATCGGCGGCATCACCCTCACCTCTCCCAACCAGGGTGGGCACGGCCACTGGCCGACTGTCTGCCCCACCCCGGACGACACCCCGGACAAGACCGGCCAGCGCCCCACCCCGGAGGACTTCGCCTCCACCATCGTGTGGGCCGTTGACGAGTGCAAGACGGTGGGTATCACCGATGAGGAAGCTCAGGCTCGCGCCGCGCATCTCCTGCGTCTCACCGCCCCGGTCGACGTCGAGAAGTTCGCTGCCGAGCAACTCCTCACGATCACCCCGGCAACAGCTGTGTCCAGCGTCGCGGACGCGCTCGAGGTCATCGAGGACGCCCTCGGTGAGGCTGGCTACCCCGGTGTGGTGCATGCCCGCCGCGGGCTGATCGCTCAGATCGACTCGCGCCTGATCGTCCGCCAGGGCGGTGTTCTGTACACCCCCGGTGGGCACCGGTGGGTGTTCGGTTCCGGCTACGGCGCCCTCGAGAACACGCTCGTTGCCACTGGCCCGGTCATGATCCGCCGTGGGTCGGTGGTCACCGGCATGAGCTTCGACCGAGTGACCAACACTCGCGCTGCCCTGGCAGAGCGCGTCATCACCGTGGGGTGGGAGTCACCCACTCTCGCTGTCCCCGTCAACCGTTAGGAGAAACACTGTGTCCACCCCCCGCAAGACCACGGCCCGTAAGGCCACCCCGGAGAAGGAGCCCGCGGAGACCCCCGCTGACGACATCTTCCCAGAGGATCCCGCCACCGAGCAGGCGGCCGCCGACGGTGAACCTGCCAAAGACACCGCCGGAGACCCGGGCGAAGAAACACCCGGGCATGTCACCAGCGTGGACGGCGACACCGTGATCATCACCCCGATCGACCCGGCCGACACTCCCGTACTCGCCCGCCGGCTTCTCGACGCCGCCGACGACCCCGCCCAGGTCGCCACCGTCACCTCCCCCTCGGGGTGGCGCGTACCGGCGTCCGTTGCCACCACTGCAGGGCTCGCGTAGTCACCCCACCCGCCTACAACAAGGTGTGACGGCCCAGATGAGGCCGCGCCACCAACAACCCATCAGGAAGGACACCCCATGGTTGCCACCGGAATCGTGCGCGGCAAGCGACTGCGCGCCACCCGCGTCGGACACTGCGGCCTGCCCATCGCCGGAGAGAAGTCCACCATCGTCACCAGCGGCTTCGTCACCGTCAGCATGACCAAGGCCATGCGAGACGCCGAAGACCTTGAACAGGCCAACGCCGACGGCCAGATCTGCATCGCCGACCGCACCCCACCGGAGCTCAAGTGGTACGAGTTCTCCGCCGAGTTCTGCGCCGTCGACCCTGAACTCCTGTCGTTCTTCACCGACGACGCCCTCGTCCTCGACTACGCCAACAAGCCCGTCGGCTTCCGCTCCTCCAAGCGGGTCAAGGTCAACGAAGGTGCCGGCGTGGAGCTGTGGACCGGTGTCGGCGCCGATGACTGTGTCCTGCCCACCGACGACAGTGTCCTGTCGGAGGCCACGGCCACGGCCCCGGCGTTCGGCTACTTCGTGCTCCCCTACATCAAGGAAGCCACGATGGGTGACTTCGAGATCGGTGCCAACGTCATGACGTTCACCATTTCCGGCATCACCGGTGCCGCCCCGATGTGGGGCAAGGGTCCGTACAACGTCGTCGCCCAGGACGCGCAGAACACCGCGGGTCGTCTGCTCAGCCCGTTCGGCGCGGACGAGCACCTGCATTTCGAACGCACCACGATCGCCCCGCCGGCGGTGACTGATGGTGCGGTGGAGCTGACGCTGCCGACGCCGTACTTCGCGGCTGTGGGTGGCGGGGAGGAAGCCGGCGGCTAGGTTCGCTGTCACCCCTCGCCGTTAGTTTCACGGCGTACCCCGAGGGAACGGACCGCGTCGAGGTGTTGGTGTGGTTCCGAATCCGGCGAGGTCCGCTTCTTCGGGGTACGCGTCATGGAGTGAGGTTCTTCCGAGGGAAGCGGCCACCGCCGGTGCTGATGGTGCTAGCGGTGGCCGCTTCTGCGTTCCCTGCTGCGTTGCTTGGCCCGAGCTGTCTACAGTGGTCCTATGATCGATTGGCCCCTCCGTGATCGCGTGCTGCGCGCGGTGTACGAACTCAACCACTCCTTTCCTAGCGTTTCCGCCATTGAGGCTCATTTGGGCGAAGATGCGGCTACACGCGAAGAAATCGACGCTGCAGTCGACTGGCTTGCACAGCAAGAACTCGTAGAAGGCCCCACTACGTGGGGCGGTGGATTAGTCCGCGTCAGCATTACCCCCCTCGGATCCAACTTCGTTGAGACCGGCACGTCAGTCGAAGAGCTCGCTCGAAATGCTGTTCAAGGAGCCATCATCAACGCCAACACCTTCAACAACCACGGCCCCTCCATCAACCAAGTCGGCAACCACAACACCGCCACCCAGCACATCGCCCACGAAGAGGACCTGACGAAGGTCGTCGAGATCCTCCGTCAGCACGGCGAGGAAACGAAGGCCGACGAGCTCGAGCAGGAAGCCGAGATCAACGGCGCCTTGTCCGCCATCCGGAAGGCCGGCGGCTGGATTGCAACTAACCTGATCGCCGCGCCAGTGGTTGCCCAGATCGCACCGATCGTATTCTCGGCGCTCGGTATGTAACTTCTTCCCCCGGTCTTCGTGGGTAGGAGCGTGGTCACCCCCGCGCGGCAGCATGAGCCCCATGACACCGACGCCCACACCACCGTCCTGGCCCGTGAACTGGGACCTCCTGCCACCTGTCACCGACGACAACCTTGACGATGTCACTGAGGCCGTCCGCGCGGCTATCGGGATCCTCTGGGCCCTGACCGGTCGCCGTTACGGTCTCACCAATGTTGAGGCACGCCCCTGCCCACCCGGTGCACCGCACCGGGGCATCCCCCTGTCCCCCGGCCTGGGATGGGTGCCGGTTCTCGACACCGGGATCAGCAGGAACGCACCTGTCTGCCAGGCAGTGGCCTGCGATCGGTCCGGCAGCATCCTCCTGCCCGGGCCTGTCCACACCATCCTGGGGTGGGTTGTGGATGGGCAGGAAATGCCAGACGGCACACTCAACCGCGACGGTGATCGCGTGTGGAGCAGGACCGGGACCTGGCCTCAGCAGGACCTGTCCCTGCCCACCACCGAGTACGGCACCTGGGGCATTCGCTACCAGCGTGGACTCCTGCCACCACCAGGTGCCGATGGAATGGTCGCCAACCTCGCCAAGGAGATCCTGGCCGCCACCAGCGGTGGGACATGCCGGCTGCCGCAACGCGCCACCCAGGTCCAGAGGCAGGGAGTGACCGTGCAGATGGTCGACCCGCAGGCAATCTACGACACCGGCTCCACCGGTATCACCGAAGTCGACCTGTGGATTCGGGCGCACAACCCGTACCGGCAGGCCCAGCCCAGTGTCGTGTGGTCCCCGGATCAGGAGGTGTGGTGACCTATGCGTGGAATCATCCCCGTCACCGGCCAGGTCATCGAAGCGCTCCGAGATCAGTTCGTGGACCCTGTGTCCCCACCGTTGGGTGGCGTCGTCCCGGAGGTCGAGCACCGCCCCGGCATGGACGTCGCCCTTGACGGGTTGTTCGTCGGTGACTGCCCCGGCCTGGTGTGGACGAACGTCATCCGGTTGTTCCGCACGGATCAGTTCCCCGCGGAGTCCGACACGATCGCCCCGTGCCGAGGGACGCCGGCGGCGATCATCCAGGTGGGTGCGGCCCGGTGTGTCGGCACCGTCGACGCGCAGGGCTACCCGCCTTCGGCTGAGCGGATGGAGCATGACGCCCTGGTCGGGTTGGACGATGCGGCGCGTCTTGAGCGTGCCCTGTGTCTTGCTGCGCGCCGACTCGAGGACAAGAACCTGATCCACTCCGCCACGTGGTCGGCAGCTGAACCCATCGGCCCGCAGGGTGGGGTGTTGGCGTGGGTGATGTCGCTGACTGTTCAGCTGGCGTAGTCACCAGTCGGCGCTACACACAGGGATGTACACCCACTGAGAGAGGAAGAGCATGTCCGACAACACCACCACCGACCTGAACGACACATCGAGGCCCACCACGGTCAAGAACCGCCCTACTCGAGTACGGACCCGTAAGGACACTGTGACGATTCGGGGGCGGATCTCCACCACGTTCCTGCGTGCAGGAGAGACAACCACCGTGACCCTCACTGACCACATCCGCTCCCTCCTCCAGGGCGGCTACGTCACCAAGGTCAAGGACTAACCGATGGCCTCCCGGTTCGAACTCGACGGAGGTGCACTGCGCGACCACCTGCGCGCCGAAGCAACCAAGCTGATTCGCACCGCCCAGCGCCGCACCCTCAACGCCGCCATCCACCGCTCCCCGCTCGACACCGGCCAACTGGAGAACTCTCACCGCGCAGGCAACATCATCGTCCAGGGGACCCGCGTCAGCGGTGAGGTCATCGCTGAGCAGGACTACGCCCTGGCCGTCCACGAGGGAACCCGCCCGCACGTCATCCGGCCTCGCCGCGTAAAGGCGCTCACATGGGGGAAGGGAGCGGGCCGGGTCTTCGCCCGGTCAGTGAACCACCCCGGCAGCAGGCCGCAGCCGTGGCTGCTGAACTCCGCCCGCGCGGAGGGCACGCGCCTCGGCTTCGAAGTCACCCCTGTTTCTTAGCCTCCCCACTATCCATCCCCGAGAAAGGAACCACGCCATGCACCAGCCTGACTCCAGCGTCGCTTTCGACGCCGACGCGAACCGGAACGATCCTGAGGACGTCGCCGCCATGCGCGCCCGGATTGCTGAGCTCGAAGCACGCCAGCACTCCCCCACTGAACCCGCCGTCGAGATCATCGACCCTGGCGCCCCTGACACGTCCGTTGAGGTGTCCAAGGTTCACGAGGCCACCGTCGCCGGCACGGTGTTCCAGTTCCACGTCCCGAAGCCGGCCGCGCTGATGGCCTTCGGCCTGGGCACCGCCAACCGTCGCAACGGTGAGCTGATGATGCGGACCATGCAGCAGTTCCTGTCATTCCACCTGCTGGAGGAGTCCTTCGACAGTCTTCTCGAGCGCATGTCCGACCCTGCCGACGAGTTCGGTGACGATGAGTTCGGCGACCTGATGAACCACGTCATCGACGTGGCAGCGGATAGTGCTGAGGCGAAGGCCCCGAAGAACGGTCCGCGCCGCTGATGCTCTTGCCGAGGTAGTGAGGTGACCGTCGAATGGGCAGGCCGATGGTGGGATCCGCAGGAGTTGCCCCCTACCGCCGCGGGGCACGTCGCCCGCCTCGCGTCATCCGACCCGGCGGACTACATGCCGTCCTGCGTGGCCGTCCTCGAATCCGCGGGTCTCGATACGGCAGCGGTGGTCGACGTCGTTGCCGACATGGACGGTGAGCCTGATGTTCTCGACCTGGTGGGCGCCGTCCTCGAGGTGGGTACTGCCCGGCCGTGGCGCTCGACCGTGGGGTTGTGCCGCACGACGGTCACCCAGTGGTCCACTATTCGCGGCCGTCTGATCGACAAGGGCATTCCCGACCCGTTGCGGTCCCTGCCGTCGCTGACGGCACTTCTCGACGTCGTGGAGGTGATGCTGCTGGACAGCATGGAGAAGCAGGAGGATCGGGAGCGTTTCCTTCGTGACCTGTACCGCCGGGATACCTCCACCGCGGGGCCTCCACCTGGGTGGGAAGACGGAGCCGAGCTCGACGGGCTATTCTAGGCCTCGGAACCCCGAAACTTGTTGCAGGATGTTGTATCTTGTTGCAAGACGTAGTGATTCTCGCGGTTTCTGGTGGCATAATCGAGGCACCATAGCCTGTGAGCTTGGTACTGAATCTGTCCTGTGAATTGCCAACAGCATGGTCTCGATAAGGAGGAGTGATGACCGATGAGCACACCAATCATGCCGAAGGCGACGGAGGGCCGTCGCGTGATCGCTCGCTCGAGCGACGGTCGAGTGATTCACGCGGCCCGAGTGCACGACCCGATGGAGAACGTGCAGAAGGCTTGGGGGCAGACGGGACGGTTCCTGCGAACAGCTATGGACACGCAGCGGAAGACCATGCGCTAGAAGGCGAACTGCTCGACCAGGCGGTAAGGGAAGAGATCGCTCATCAAGTGATGGCCGTGACTCGGATCGCCCCACTTCCTGAGCCTCGAGAACTTCTGGAGTACGACCAGATTGAACCGGGGCTGGCGAATCGCATTGTGGCGATGGCGGAGAAGTCGGCGGATGCAGCGAACGCAGCGACGCTTTCCAACGCTGAGGTCAACAATGCGCTGGCTTCTTCGATCCGGGAAGATGCCTATGCAGTTCGCCGAGGCCAGTGGATGTTCACTGTCTTGGCTGTCCTGTTTCTGTTGTCCGCTGTCGGCTTGGCACTGATCGGGAACACTCCATTCGCCATTGCGATGGGTGTTCTCGGCTTCCTCAGCGGTGCCGGCGTGCTGATCCGTCCGGTGAACCAAGCCCGGTGGAAGCCTGCCTCGAAGGAAGATGGCAGCGGCCGCGAGGAAGCGTGATTTCGCAGTTCACCGTCGACGACTTGCTTGTTTTCAGGTTCGCTGAGGAGAAGTGACCTGCGGGTATTCCGGTTTCATGTAGGAAAACGAGAGCTCCATTCACTACCGTGTGGCAGTCCGACTCAATTTCACTCCCGGGATCTGATTACCGCCAGCCACTCGTGGGCCCGTCTAACGCCGGTGTCTCCCCCGACAGGCTCGTGCTTGCGGTAACGATCGACCGCAGCCAAGTATCGCTCGAGGGCTGCCTTGGCCGAAGAAACATCCTGTTGATGCAGATAGATCGCTACCAGCCCCTGTGTCGGGGCAAATGGGATGCCCCAGCCCGCGATTTCTGAGCTTCGCTCCACAGCGTCACGCATCTCTTCGAGCAAGGTCTCTGAGCTTGCCAGGTCGCCTGCCGCCTGGAGTCGGTGACGTCCGTTAGCGTGGTGTATCTGTAACTGCCGGTGAGGACCCCATGGAAGATGTGGGCGACCACCGCAGTACCTTTCGAATCAACTCCTACATCTCCTCGAAAGGGACAACCCACGATGGCCGCTGGCCCCCATCATATCGACCCGACCACCTACCTCGACGACCTACTGTCTCAAGCCTCCCCGGACCTGATGAGACAGATGCTGCAGAATTTCATCAACCAGATCCTGTCCACCCAGGCCGACCAGATCTGCGGCGCCGATTACGCCACCACATCCGAGTCCCGCACCAACGTCCGCAACGGCTACCGCCACCGAGACCTCGACACCAGAGTCGGCACCATCGACGTCGCCGTGCCGAAACTACGCACCGGTTCCTTCTTCCCGGACTGGCTGCTGGAACGACGCACCCGGGCCGAACGGGCCCTGACCACCGTGATCGCCACCTGCTACCTCAAAGGCGTGTCGACCCGCAGGATGAACGACCTGGTCGCCAGCTTGGGGATCAACAATCTCTCGAAATCACAGGTCTCAGAGATGGCCAAAGATCTTGATCAGATGGTGGAGGATTTCCGGACCCGCCCGTTGGATTCTGGCCCGTATCTGTATGTTTCCTGCGACGCGTTGACCATGAAGGTCCGTGAAGGCGGGCGGGTGGTCAAGACCTCCGTCCTGCTGGCCACCGGCGTCAATGCCGAAGGCTATCGGGAACTACTCGGTATGCAGGTCGCCACCTCGGAGTCGGTGGCCTCCTGGACCGGTTTCTTCCGCGATCTCAAGGCCCGGGGCCTGGACCAGGTGTACCTGGTCACCAGCGACGCGCACCTGGGGATCCAGCACGCCATCGGCGAGGTGCTGCCCAACGCCTCCTGGCAGCGGTGCCGCACGCACTTCGCTAAGAACCTCTCCGGGCTGGTGCCCAAGACGCAGTGGCCGACGTTGTCGGCGATGTTTCAGACGATCTTCCAGCAACCCGATGCCCAGGCTGTGTGGGATCAGGCACGGGAGGTGGTGGGCTTCTGTGAGCAGAAGTTCCCGCATGTCGCGGACTACCTCGAGGAGTCCCTCGACGAGCTGCTGGCTTTCACCCACGCCCCGAAGGCGGTGTGGACGAAGGTGTGGTCGAACAACCCGACCGAAAGGCTCAACCGGGAGATCCGCCGGCGCACCGACGTCGTCGGGATCTTCCCCAACCGCGAGGCCGTGGTCCGCCTCGTGGGTGCCGTGTTGGCGGAGCAGCACGATGATTGGATCCAGCAGAAGCGCTACATGTCGCTGACGAGCCTGGAGCAGACGAAGGCGATGATGGCTGCCCACCTCATCGATGCCGGCGAAGCCACTCAGGAGGTCGCATGAGCCAGTCTCACCATCGGGCTCGTGCCGGTCCCTGACACCGTCATGCTGCTTGTTTTATCGAAAGGCAGATACACCACTCCCGCGGACTTGACCCCTGGAGTCGATCAAGTTCGTCCCACCACTCGTGCTGTGGACGCCCGCGAACATGCGCAGCCCGTTCGGCTCGCTCGAGAACATCTGCCTGATCGTCAAAGTCGTCGGGTGTGGTCATGCCGACAGCCTAATGCTGTCACCCTTGCTCGGCAGCATGTTGTTCATGACTCAGGTGGGTAAGGCATCAATCAAGTTCGAGGCTGATGTCGGCCAGGTCTCTGACGTGCTCGTCGAGAAGATGGAGCTGGCGCTGTCGAAGATCGACAAGATCCTCGACCGCCTTCCCACTGGCGTCGAGAAGCGTGCCCGGCAGGCGGGTGATGCCCTCGGGAAGCACGTCGAGGATGGCGCTGACCGCGCGGATCGGGCCGTTGATCAAGTCGGTAAGCGCGGTTTCCCTGCGGTGGAGAAGGCTGCACAGCGGGCTGGTGAGTCCGTGGCCACGGGCCTGGGTAGTGGGGCGCAGGCCGCGGCCCGGGTGACGGAGCGGGCGGCTGAGAGTGCGTCCCGGAGCTTGGGGACGGTCGGTACCGCTGGTGCGCGATCCGGTGAGCAGGCAGCCAGTGGCATGGCCTCCGGCATGCGGGGTGTGTCGAGTGCTGCGGATCAGGCCGCGCGCGGGGCGGGAAGCAGTCTGAGGGGGATTGCTGACCATGCGTCGCGGGCAGCGCAGGCCACGTCCACTGCGTTCCAGGGGATGAGTGGGCGGGTTCAGGGGGTGCTCAGTCAGGCGGCGTCTGCTGCGGGCCGTGCAGCGGGCAGTATCCGTACCCACCTGACCACCAGTTTTCATGGGGCGGAGCAGGCAGCCCTGCGGATCCCACCCGCGATCACGGGCATCGCCGGGGCTCTCGTGGCCGTCGCGGGGCCGATGGCGATGCTCAAAGGTGGGTTCGACCGGCTGATGGACATGCAGCGTGCCGAGATCATGTTCAAGAACATCGGATTGACCTCGGAGCAGACCGAAGCGCAGATGGCGAAGCTGTCGGACCAGGTGACCGGGACGAGTGTGTCGTTGTCGGACGCGGCGAAGTACTCGGCGATGTTCGCCCAGTCGGGTGTGAAGATGGGCACCCCGATGGATGACACGATCAAGGCGTTCACCAACCTGTCGGCCGCGGCCCAGGGGTCGGGCACGGATGTGGGTGCGGTGCTGCAGCAGATCAGCGCGGCCGGCCGCTTGATGGGTGGGGATGCGATGCAGCTGCAGCAGGCGGGCATCAACATCTACAACTACGTCGCCGAGTACATGGGTAAGAGCGTGGAGGAGGTCAAGAAGCTCGGTGAGGAAGGCAAGATCACGTTCGAGGACGTGATCGGGGCGATCAACGCCGGGATGGGTGACTTCGCGAAGGAGATGGGTGAGACCCTGCCGGCGAAGATGAGCAACTTCCAGACGGCGATCAAGAACCTTGGTGCGACGATTCTGGAGCCGTTCATCCCGGGGATGACTGCGGCGGTGGAGTTCGGTATCGCAGTGACCAAGGGGGCGGTGGCTCCGTTGAAGCGGCTGATCGGCTGGTTCGAGGAGGGTGGCCGGGCTGCTGAGGTGACTGCTGGTGTGGTTCAGGCTCTCGGGGCGGGGTTGGCGTTGGCGTTTACCCCGGGTGTTGTGGGGCTGGTCATGTCGCTGGGAGTCCACCTGAAGGCGTTGGGTGCTGCGGTGTGGGCGGCGACTGGCCCGGTGGGCATTGTCATCGGGTTGGTTGCTGCCCTGGTCGCGGGGTTCGTGATCCTGTGGAAGCGGTCGGAGGCGTTCCGGGGTTTCTGGATCGGGCTGTGGGAGTCGGTCAAGAGTGCTGCTGCGCCCGCGGTGGAATGGGTGCAGGACGCTCTGGACACCGTTGGTAAGGCGTGGGAGGAGCTGACGACGGCCCTGCGTGGTGGTGACAGTGGCTACGGGGCGCTGGAGCAGTTGATCGGTACCGGGGCAGCTCGGTTCATCATGGACACGATCACCACGGTCCAGGAGGGCTGGGAGAAGGCCGCCGGTGTGGTGTCCCAGGTCTGGGACGTGATGCGGGGGGTGTTCGAGGCTACGGGGTCGGCCGTGTGGTCTGCCCTGGGGTCGGTGGCCGGTGCGTTGTGGTCCGTGTTCCAGTCCCTTGCCCAGGTCGTCGGCGCGGTCGTGAAGACCGTGTGGGAGGTGGTGAAGGCACTGGCCCCGGTTCTGCTACCGATCTTGAAGGTGCTCGGCGCTGTGATCGGTGGGGTCGTGCTGGCCGCTCTTGGTCTGTTCATCGGGGCGCTGCTGGCGGTCGCCAAGGTCGTGGAGGTCGTGGCGAAGGTCATCGGGTGGCTGGCGGAGAACGTCCTGGCCCCGCTGATCGGTGTCATCGCGGATGTGGTGTCGTGGCTGGTGGAGAAGCTGGCCGGGGCGTTCGTCGCGGTGGTCGACGCGGTACGAGACGCGGCGCAGTGGGTTCGGGACGCCTGGACCGGCATGGTCGAGGGGCTGCGCGCGGGCTGGGATGCCTACGGTCAGCCCGTTATCGACGCTGTGGTCGCGGTGTTCGGGGGTCTGTGGACGGGTGTGTCCTGGTACCTCCGCTACCTTGCTGGCCTGTGGAACGTCGTCGTGGTGGGTCTGGGCCTGGCGTGGGCGAACTACGGCCAGCCGGTCGTGGACTGGGTCGTCGAGAAGTTCGCGTGGCTGAGTGATCGGGTCCGTGCCGGCCTGGACTGGGTCGCGGAGAAGTGGAACGAGGTGACTGCCTGGCTGGGTGTCCAGTGGGCCTCCTATGGGCAACCAGTCGTCGACGCGGTGGTCGGCGGGTTCGTCTGGCTTCGGGACCGGGTGGTGGCGATGCTCACCGTCGTCATCGGCTGGTTCACTACCACTGGCCGCGCGGCTGTCGGCCTATGGCAGGAGTACGTCGCCCCGATGATCGACTGGGTGGTCAGCGGGTTCCAGCGACTGTCCGACACCATCAAGGGGTGGAAGGACAACGTCGTCGCCTGGTTCCGTGACGCCGGGTCATGGCTGTACAACGCTGGTGCGGACATCGTCAACGGTCTGATCTCTGGTGTGAAGTCGAAGGCCGGGGCCATGCGGGATGCGTTCCTGTCCGTCGTGCCGGGGTGGGCGAAGGACGCGTTCAAGGAGGGCATGGGCATCGCCTCACCGTCGAGGGTGTTCGCGGAGTACGGCCGGAACATCGGTGAAGGCCTGATCGAGGGTATCGGCGGAATGCAGGCGGCGGTCAGTGCTGCTGCCGGCGGGCTCGTGGACGCTGCCACTCCGACGGGTGGCCTGTCGCCGGCGGTGGTGCCGACGGTGGCGGCCGCACCGGATGGTGGGGCGTGGGAGTCGATGACCGCCGCGGTGGTCGCGGCGACCGACGACACGCTGTCCCCTGCTCTGGTGGGCCTGCAGCAGACCATGGCCGACACGGCGACCACGACGGTGGATCAGGCCGCGGGGGTGATCACCCCGGCGTGGGCGGACATGGCCGCTGGTGTGGCTACGGCCCAGGGCAGGATCATCGCCCCGGCTCTGGCCGGGGTGCAGCAGAACATGGCGGCGACCGCCGCGGCTGTGGCCACCGCCACCGGGTCGCAGATCACCCCGGCGTGGGCGAGCATGGCGTCGGGCATCATGCAGGCGAAGGTGTCGACGATTGATCCGGCGTTCGCAGGAATCCGCGGCGGCCTGTCCACCGTGGTGGGGGCTTTCGCCAACGGTGCGAACGCGGTGGGCCAGCACATGAGCCGCATGCGTGACCTGACGGCCACGCCGGTGCGGTTCACGATCACGTCGATCTTCAACGACGGTGTCGTCGGGATGTGGAACAGCGTGGCTGACCTGCTGGGCACCTCGAAGATGTCCCCCTACCCTGTGCGGTTCAACCGTGGTGGTGTGTACGACGTGCTGCCGGGATACACCCCGGGCAAGGACGTCTATCGGTTTATCAACCCCGCCACCGGTGCTGCGGTCGACCTGTCCGGTGGTGAGGCGATCATGCGTCCGGAAGTCACCCGCGCGCTGGGCACGCACGAGATCGACGGGCTGAATGCCGCTGCCCGCCTGGGTGGTGTCAAGGGCGTCGAGAAGTACCTCGGCAGGTTCGCCGGCGGTGGCGTCGTCCCCTCCATCACCGCCCTGGTGCGCCGCTTCTTCCCCGGCATGAGCATCACCTCCACCTACCGCAACACCCCGGACCTGCACGGCGCGGGCATGGCCGTGGACTTCTCCGACGGATATGACACGACCCCGGGCATGCAGGCCGCCGCGAGGTTCTTCCACCAGAACTACGGGCGGATGCTGGCCGAGCTCATCCACTACCCACTGCGGGGCTGGCAGAACATCAAGAACGGCCGCCCCCTGAACTACGGGCCGGCCACGAACGCGCAGCACCGCAACCACGTGCACGTCGCCAGCCGTGTTCCCCTGCCCGCCCCGGGGAACGTGACCAGCAGCTTCGACGGCGCGGGATGGGATGTCGACATGGACTGGATGTCCATGTTCGCCGGTGACGCCGAGAAGAAGCTCACCGACGCGATCAAGAACGCCCCGAAGGGTGGTGGCCTTGTGGACCAGTGGCCGCCGAAGATCGGTGACAAGCTGCACAACGCGGTGCGGAAGAAGGCCGAGGAGGAGTTCGAGAAGTCGTTCTCCATGACCGGCGGGGGCGGCAACGTGGAGCAGTGGGCGCCGATGGTGTCGGCGCTGCTGCGCTTGTACGGGCACCCCGCCTCCTGGCTGCAGAACACGCTGCGCCGCATGAATCAGGAGTCCGGTGGTGACCCCAGGGCGATCAACCTGTGGGACATCAACGCTATGCGGGGCGACCCGTCGAAGGGGCTGATGCAGGTCATCGGCTCGACGTTCGCCCGATGGCGTGACCTGCGGTTCCCGAACAACATCTGGGACCCCCGGGCGAACACTGCAGCGTCGATGCGGTACACCATGGCGACCTACGGCTCGTTGCCGGCCGGGTACGACCGGGCCGGGGGTTACCACCTCGGCGGGATCATGGGCGAAGGCCAGGGGTGGTTCCACAAGACGGCGTTCGAACCGGAGCGGGTGCTGTCCGCGCGGCAGACCGAGAGCTTCGAACGGTTGGTGGACTGGCTCGATGCCACCCCGGAGCCGGTGATCCGCCAGGGTAACGGCGGCACCGGCGGGCCCTACGGTGGCGGTGTCAGCAGGCAGGTGCACGTCACCCAGAACATCGTCACCCCGGACCCGAAGGCCGCGGCCGACGCGGTCGAGGACCGCCTGACCCGACTGCTCGTCTAGGAAGGAGACCCGGATGCATCGAGGGTGGCTACAGCTCGGTCAGACCGAGATCGCCAACACCGCCCGCACCGTGGCCTACATGCGCAACGGGGTGCGCAACACCAGCACGCAGATCGTCACCGATGACTCGTGGCCGATGTTGCCGTACTGGCTGGGTCGCACCACCAACTGGGTGCTGCCGGAGGTGGACGAGGACTGCCCGTGGTACGACCGCACCGACAGTGCCAGCGCCGAGTTCGCCGGCGTGTGGCCGCTGCGGGTCGACGGCCTGGACTCCACTCCCCTGGACCGGGAGGTGATCGAGGGGGCGGTCGCCGGTGGTGGGTTCGGCGTACTTCGGACTCCACCGCGGGAGATCGAGATCGAGGCCCTGGTCATCGGCGCGACGCCGGCGGGACTGGCCTACGGGTTGGGGTGGCTGGGGGCTGCCCTGCGGGGAGATACCTGCCAGGACGGTGGCCGCCCACGTAACCTACTGTTCCTCGAGTCGGCGCCGGCGTTCGACGCGCAGATGACCCCGTCGCAGGTGCAGGCGCTGGGGAACGCCCAGTCCCGGATGGTTGCCCAGGTCACCCAGACGGAGGGTCTGCGGGTGGAGGAGTCGTTCTCCCCGTGGACCGCAGAGGATCGTGGGGCGACGGTGGCGCGGGTGTCGTTCACGTTGACGGCGGGTGTGCCGTGGGTGTGGCGCACCCCGACGCGCCTGGTGTCGGGGCTGCAGCCGGCGGCCGGTGAACCGCTGTCGCTGCGGTTCGAGAACGTCGGCCCTGGTGGGGTGTTCGAGCAGTGCCAGCAGGATGTGGGCCTGTTGGTGGACCCGGCGGCGGCGCCGTTGGTGTCGTTGCCACGGCCGGTGAGTCCGGCGGCGACGGTGGGGATGCAGCCGTTGCTGTCGCGGCGGACACAGTGGACGTTGGATGCGGGGCGTCTGCCCCGGTGGGCGGAGGCGGTGCCGTCGGTGACGGTCACGACGGGCCCGCAGGCCGAGCGGGCAGTCCGGGTGCAGTGGGTGCAGGGTGTCGTGGCGTCAGAGTCGGACATCACCTGTGGCAGCCTGGGTGAGGCCATGATCGGGTACATCCCGCCGAACTCGTCGCTGACGCTCGATGCGGTGACCGGGGATGCCACCGTGGTGACGGCTGATGGGCTGCTTCTCGACGCCACCCCGGTGGTCACAGGCCGGTGGGGTGGGCCGTGGCGATCCCCTGTTCTGCGGTGCTCCCAGCCGTACACCCTGGTGATCGACACCCTGCAGAATGTGCACGATCAGGTGCGCGTCGACGTGGATGGGCTGGTGAGGCAGCCATGACCGTGCGAGGTGTCCTTGGTGCCGGGGAGTACTCGGTCACTCTCCGGGAGGCGTGGTCGGGGCGGGTGCTGTGGCAGACGACGGATCAGACGCAGCAGACGGTCACGTGGCGGCGGGAGCGGAACGCGACGACGCAGGCCACCGTGGTGGCGCTCATGCGGCCGGATGTGGCGCACCGCCTGGAACCGTGGGTGCATCTGATGAGCGTGTACCGCAACGACCTGCTCGTGTGGCACGGCGTGGTCATGACGACCCGGGTGTCAGGCACCAGGGCGGAGATCACCGCCGCGGACGGAAGTGTCCTGTTCTCCCGGCGTCGGGTGCCGCACAACCGGACGTGGGCGCAGCACGATGCCACCCAGGTGATGCGGACGATGGTCGAGGATGCGTGCGGGTACGCCGATGTCACCGGACTGGTGGAGGCGATCACCGCGAGGGAGTCGCGCCTGTGGGTCACCGCGGGGTGGACGGCGGCGGAGTGCATGCTCAGTGACGTCGTGGCACACCTGGAGGAGCTCGGCCTGGTGTGGTGTGTGAACGCCGGCCGCCTGCTCATCGGCCCGGTCGCCGCGGAGTACACGACAGCACAGGTCACGGACCATCACGTCGACGGGCAGATCACCGTGGTCAAGGACGGGTCGGAGGTGGTCACCGACGCTCTGGTCGTGGGCAAGGGGGTGTGGGGGCAGTACACCGTAGGGTCCACGCCGGTGGGGTTGGTGCAGTCGATCGAGAAGGCTGATGGGCTGGTGCGGGCGGAGGAGTGTGAGCAGCAGGCTGAGCGGGTGGTTCGGGATGCGAAGGTGGCGCCGCGGCGGGTGGAGGTGCCGTCGGGTTCCCGGTTGCTGCCGACGGCGCCGGTGACGATTGAGGAGCTGGTTCCTGGGGTGCGGGTGCCAGTGTCGACGCGGCAGACCGGTGTGGTGATCGGGTCGGTCATGCAGATCACCGAGGTGGAGGTCACGGCCGATGCCAGTGGTGAGGAGGTGTCGGTGACGTTCTCGGAGGTCAATGCGTCTGACGTGGTGGCTGAGTTGCCGGACCCGGCGGACCTGGACTGGCGGTCGCCGTATGAGAAGGAGTTGGCGGCGTCGCAGCACACGGGTACGGGGTCGGGTGCGGCTGGTGTGGAGGGGCAGGACGAGGTGGCTGTTCCCCCGGTGTAGCGCCCAGATTGTCCCCATGTTTGTGAACAATGTCACTCCCAGGGTGACAAATCGGCCAGAAAGGAACGACCACAGTGTCCCTACACACATCCCCGACCAGTGACGCCGAATGGGCCCGCCGCGTCGAGAAGCGACTTACCGCGTTGGAGAACCCCCGCAGTATCCGCATGGGCAACTGGATGGTGTCGGTGTCACCCGTCACCGGTGATCTGGTGGCAGACCACATCCCCACCGGCCGGCGGGACACCCTCGCCGCAGCTGAGCCCCGCACCGTCGACAAGGAGTAGCCATGACGCAACCCACCCAGTTCACCACCAGCCAGTTCACCACCAACGGTGGGGTGCTCGGCCTGGACCGCTCCGCCATGTCCAGGGTGGTGGCACGGTCCACGGTGCAGTCCACCGGCGACGGCAACCACGGGGCACACGCCGCTGCCTCGGTGGTCCCGGAGGAGTCGTCGAACTCCCCTGCCCTCAAGACGATGATCGACCAGCGGGTGCACTGGAAGAACGACTACGGCGTGCCGGTGGTGGTGCAGACCCAGATTCAGCGGGCACGGCGCACCATGTACCTCTCTGCCCCTAACTTCGCGTTCATCCGTGAGCGCTACACCCACCGGGTTGGCGTTGACCAGCTCACGAACGTGCTGGCCCCGGAGCCGGACCCCACCAGCGTGTGGAACACCGAGTGGGGTGGTGGCATCGACATCGGAGTCGAAGGTCGTGAGGGTGGTGGCGTCTCACCCCGCTACGGCCAGTACCGGGCGTCGATGCCGGAGTCCTCGCTCATGCTTGAGCCGGTGCGCGTCGGGGTGGGTGAGTCGATTGATGTTCGGTTCCGGGCCGCGCTGATCACCCCGTACCGGTGGTGGAACCGGGACGGCTACGCCAACCCGGATCACTACGTCGCCCGGACGGAGGCGTTCTCGAACACGCTTCTGCTGTGGGCCTACCCGGAGGCTGTCTGACCGAAGGCGGTCACCGCCTATCGGCACCATGCAGGGCAAACACCCCCCAGTTGAGAGGACGGCCCCGGTCATGGGGACCTGACCCCTGTTTGGTAGACACCCGACAACCCGGCTTTCTGCCGGGGAAGAAAGGTAACCTGCCACCATGCCGATCAAGACCTACACCGAGGAGTTCCGCCGCGACGCGGTCGCCCTCTACGAGAACTCACCCGGGGTATCGATCAACGCCCTCGCCACAGAACTCGGCGTCAACCGCAACACGCTCCAGATCTGGGTCCGCAAATACGGCACCGGAGCCCGCACCAGCAGCTCGGATTCTTCCTCCAGCTCTGACACACCGACCGTGGTGACCGAAGCGGAACGCATCCGCCAGCTGGAACGAGAAGTTCGCAGACTCCGGGAGGAACGCGACATTCTGCGCAAGGCCGCGAAATATTTTGCGGAAGAGACGAACTGGTGATCCGCTTCCAGTTCGTTGACGACGCCCGGAACGACCATTCGGTTAAGCGGTTATGCGAGGTCCTCAAGCTCAATCGGTCCTCGTACTACAAATGGAAAAACACCTCCGCCACCAGGAAGAAACGTCTGCTCAGCGACGCGATCCTCGGCGCAAGGGTCAAGGCCGTGTTCACCAAGGAACGCGGATGCTACGGGGCGAAACGCATCACTGCGGAACTCAACGACGATTCGACCGCAACCCCGGTCAACCACAAGAAAGTCGCCCGCATCATGCGCTCGTTGAAGCTGTTCGGGTATTCGAAGAAACGCAAGATCACCACCCCGGTGTCCGAGGGAAAGAAGTCGGTTTTTCCGGATCTCGTGGGAAGGAAATTCACCGCTGAGCATCCCAATCGGGTCTACGTCGGCGACATCACCTACCTGCCGATCGCGGACGGGTCGAATATGTACCTGGCCACCGTCATCGACTGCTATTCCCGTCGGCTGGTCGGCTTCGCGATCGCCGATCACATGCGCACCTCCCTGGTCCAGGACGCGCTGGTGATGGCGAAGGGACAGCGTGGAAGTCTAAAGGATGCTGTTTTTCACTCGGATCACGGAAGTGTCTATACCTCGCATGCGTTCCAGGACACGTGCGGGGAGTTAGGGATCCGGCAGTCGATGGGCGCGATTGGTGCCAGTGCTGACAATGCCTTGGCGGAGTCATTTAACGCCGCGTTGAAGCGCGAGGTCCTCCAGGACGCGAAGACGTTTACCAATCAGTTGCAGTGCCGGCGAGATGTTTTCCGCTGGTGTACCCGCTACAACACCACGCGTCGACATTCCTGGTGTAAATATCTCGCGCCAGCAGTGTTTGAGGAGCGGTGTCCTGTTATGCTGAGATCTGCTTCCTGATCACATCCCCTGTGTCTACTTTCCGGGGGTCGGGCCCTGGTGACCCCCTACCCGAGTGAACGGCGCGAGGACTACTACCACTTCCCGCAAGTCGGCACGTTCGTCCGTATCCGCGGCCTGGTGTCCACCACCTTCCTGCGCCGCGGGGAGACGATGGTGATCCGGTGGACGAAGTTCTGGGAGCAGCACGTCGTCCGCAACTACGTCGACGTGGTCGCCATGATCGAGGAGCCGGCCGCTGCCGAGTACTTCCCCACGATGCAGGAGGTGTGGGATCTCATCGAGCTGGGGGCTACGACGCTTCCTGGCGAGCGCATCCTGGGCATGCGGGCAACCGACGCGCAGCTGATCGTGACGGTCGGCGTTGATGAAGGGGCGTCCCGGGAGTGGGTGGTGGACTGGCCGGACCTCACCCAGATCATCCGTGATGCCTCTGCCCTGCGGGACAACACCCGTGACCTGGCTGACCGTGCGGTGCAGGCCCTGGAGGCCGGGGTGCAGGTGCTGCGTGACGAGCTCCTGGACTATGGGGGTATCGCCTCGGCTGCGGCGAAGATCGCGCTTGACGCGGCGGAGGAGGCGAAGCAGTCGGCCGGTGAGTCCGGGAAGGACGCCTACCAGATTGCTGTCCTGCGGGGTTTCGAGGGCACTGAGGACGAGTGGCTGGCGTCGCTGGTGGGTGAGCCTGGCCCGCAGGGTGAGCGCGGGTTGCAGGGGCCGCGTGGTGATCAGGGTCCTGTCGGCGCGACTGGTGCGCAGGGTGATCGTGGCCCGGCGGGCCCGCAGGGTGAGCCGGGTGAGCGTGGTGAGGACGGTAAGAGCGTGGCGATCGCCGGCACTGTCGCAGCCGCTGCGGACCTGCCGACTGGGCTGGGTACCGGGGATGCCGGCCAGGGGTACGTCACCGCGAATGACGGGCATCTGCACGTGTGGTCTGGCACCGGGTGGACCGATGTGGGCCCGGTGCGTGGCCCGAAGGGCGATCCGGGGCCGAAGGGTGATCCCGGCCCGGTCGGCGACCAGGGCCCTCCGGGTGCCACCGGCCCGGCGGGGCAGGCTGGTGCCGACGGTGCACAGGGTGAGCCCGGCCCGGTGGGCCCGCGGGGTGAGAAGGGCGAGCAGGGAGATCGTGGGCTCACCGGCACCCAGGGAGCGACCGGACCGCAGGGACCGGCCGGTGTGGACGGGGCCGACGGTGCGGGTTTCCTGCTCAAGGGCAGCGTCACCGGTATCGGCGATCTCCCGTCGAATGCGCAGGTGGGTGACGCCTACGCCCTGGCCGACGGCACAGCGGTGCAGCGCCTTCCGGTGGGCTGGTCCCCGGCGGTGGCGTTCCGTGGCCCGCAGGGGCCGCAGGGTCCGACGGGTGAGCAGGGTCCGCGTGGCTACCAGGGTGCGACGGGTGCCACCGGACCGCAGGGCCCGGCTGGCCGTGACGGCCAGGACTACACCGTGCCCGGATGGTCGAGCACGGGCATGACATTTCGTGACGGTGGGACGATCAACCTGGGCGCCGGTGGGTCGTTTCGCTACCGGTGGAGGCAGGACCGGGGGATGTTCCGCTGCTTCTACCAAGTCCGGTGGGGAACGGGCGCGTCCTCTGGTGGTGGGTGGGTGTACCTCACTCTGCCGGTCACCCCGCCGTCGACTATTCCCGAGGTTCCCGGGTCGGGGATCTACTACTCGGCGGCCGCCAACTTCTTGATGAACGCGACACCGGTGGTGATCCCTGGGTCGCGCAACGTGCACTTCCAGGTGTCCAAATCCCAGACCGACACCCGGCTTGCTCCGTTCCAAATCTGGAACGACAGCAACGGCAACGCGACCGGCAACCCGTACAACCAGGGCTTCACGCTCGACGCCAACGGGTCGACCTTGTACGGCCAGTTCGAGTTCCCCACCAGCTAGGAGACGATCCCCCATGACTACCCCTAACCAGACCACCCCGCAGGACAACCGCGCGTCGGAGACAGTCGACCTGATGATTGCCCGTCTCCGTGAGCTACAGGGCTCGGGCGAGTACCCGCCGCTGGGCCGCAGGATCACCGCGGGTGCCGGCCTTGAGGGTGGGGGCACCCTCGAGACGGATGTCACGCTGCGTCTCCCAGCGGAGACGGTCACTCTGCTTGAGGAGCTGACGGGCCTGGACTTGTCGACGCTGGTGAATGACGAGGATCTGACGCGCGCGCTGCAGGGCCGGCTGACAGCGAGTGATCTGGCGCCGCGGGTGTACTACCGGGATTTCACGGTCACGGATGCTCCGTTGTCGACGGTGACAGCACCCCTGATCCGGGCGGACGCGGCGGCCACGATCACCCGGATCACGGTGGTGGTGGGCACTCCGGGGTCGCAGCCGGTGGTGGTGCGCGCGGCTGGGCACCGGGTCACGGTGACAGCTGGGGCGGAGGCCACGACGTCGGTCGTGGAGATCGCCCGGGCGGACGGTCAGTCCATCCCCGTGACCGTGGAGGCGACGGATGCGGCGGGGATTGTCGTGTCGCTGCGGATGGAGGAGGTGGCAACGAAGTGACCGCGGTTGTTGAGGCTCTGCGTGGGCTGTCCCCCGCGGTGCTGGTGCACGCGGAGAGCGGGGCGCCGAAGGCGAGTGCGGGTGTGCTGTCCCACCAGGGGGCGCAGGTGGTGCCCGGGCTGGGTGGGCAGGTCACACGGCTTCTCAGCGGTGAGGTGCGGGTGCAGTCGCTTCCTGACCTGACGGGGGCACGGACGTTCACCATGTTGGCGTGGTTCCGGGGTGGTGCACACAGTAGTACGAGGCGGCTGGTGGGCCGGGAGAACGGTTCGACGTGGGTGACCCTCGAGGTCGGCCGTGATGGTCTCCCGGCGACGGGGATTGCGTCGACGAATGGTGGGTGGTCGATCCGGGTGCCGGGTGGGCGGCGTGTTGACGATGGCCACTGGCACCTGATCGGTGTGGTGGTCACTCGCCGGCCGGGTCCGTTCGGGCTGGACAGCGGTGGTGTGGATGTGCGGCTGTGGGTTGATGATGACTGGTCCCGGGCGGGGTACATCGATCCGGGGTTGTTCGGTCGGGCGGTGCGGTTGGAGATGACTACTCCGGTGGTGGTGGGGCGTAGTGCGGCGGGGGCGTCGCCGTTGGTGGGTGAGGCGGGGCCGGTGGCGGTGTTCACGCGTGCGTTGTCGGCGTCGCAGATGCGTGGGGTGTGGGGTGTTGTGCCGGATCAGAGTGCGGAGTTTCGGGGTTGGGGCATCGCGATCTGACGTGTCACCCCCTGTCTCTACGTTCCGGGGTGGTCGTACAGACGTGCGACTTCACCTTCTTACTCGCCGACATGATCGGCAGAAAGGGACAGTAATGGCTCGCCATACTCTGTTCGTCATTCCGGGCACCTGGGAGATCAAGCCGGGTTCCACCCCGAGCACCCCGACTGGTCTGCTCGCGCCGTATGCGACTGACCTCGACCGCAATGTCTGGGACGTCAAGTTCGTCAACTACCCGGCATCCTTCGGCGTCATCCCGGGCGACCGTGACCCCCTCCTGCGGGCCCGACCCCCGGAAAGTAGACACAGGGGATGTGATCAGGAAGCAGATCTCAGCATAACAGGACACCGCTCCTCAAACACTGCTGGCGCGAGATATTTACACCAGGAATGTCGACGCGTGGTGTTGTAGCGGGTACACCAGCGGAAAACATCTCGCCGGCACTGCAACTGATTGGTAAACGTCTTCGCGTCCTGGAGGACCTCGCGCTTCAACGCGGCGTTAAATGACTCCGCCAAGGCATTGTCAGCACTGGCACCAATCGCGCCCATCGACTGCCGGATCCCTAACTCCCCGCACGTGTCCTGGAACGCATGCGAGGTATAGACACTTCCGTGATCCGAGTGAAAAACAGCATCCTTTAGACTTCCACGCTGTCCCTTCGCCATCACCAGCGCGTCCTGGACCAGGGAGGTGCGCATGTGATCGGCGATCGCGAAGCCGACCAGCCGACGGGAGAAACAGTCGATGACGGTGGCCAGGTACATATTCGACCCGTCCGCGATCGGCAGGTAGGTGATGTCGCCGACGTAGACCCGATTGGGATGCTCAGCGGTGAATTTCCTTCCCACGAGATCCGGAAAAACCGACTTCTTTCCCTCGGACACCGGGGTGGTGATCTTGCGTTTCTTCGAATACCCGAACAGCTTCAACGAGCGCATGATGCGGGCGACTTTCTTGTGGTTGACCGGGGTTGCGGTCGAATCGTCGTTGAGTTCCGCAGTGATGCGTTTCGCCCCGTAGCATCCGCGTTCCTTGGTGAACACGGCCTTGACCCTTGCGCCGAGGATCGCGTCGCTGAGCAGACGTTTCTTCCTGGTGGCGGAGGTGTTTTTCCATTTGTAGTACGAGGACCGATTGAGCTGGAGGACCTCGCATAACCGCTTAACCGAATGGTCGTTCCGGGCGTCGTCAACGAACTGGAAGCGGATCACCAGTTCGTCTCTTCCGCAAAATATTTCGCGGCCTTGCGCAGAATGTCGCGTTCCTCCCGGAGTCTGCGAACTTCTCGTTCCAGCTGGCGGATGCGTTCCGCTTCGGTCACCACGGTCGGTGTGTCAGAGCTGGAGGAAGAATCCGAGCTGCTGGTGCGGGCGCCGGTGCCGTATTTGCGGACCCAGATCTGGAGCGTGTTGCGGTTGACGCCGAGTTCTGTGGCGAGGGCGTTGATCGATACCCCGGGTGAGTTCTCGTAGAGGGCGACCGCGTCGCGGCGGAACTCCTCGGTGTAGGTCTTGATCGGCATGGTGGCAGGTTACCTTTCTTCCCCGGCAGAAAGCCGGGTTGTCGGGTGTCTACCAAACAGGGGTCAGGTCCTGCACCTCGGCTCCCCGTCCTACGCTGAGTCTCGCGACCAGGGCGTTGCCGAGGTCAAGCGCCTCATCAACGAGACCCCGGGAACCTTCGGCATCGCCGGCTTCTCCCAGGGCGGTGCTGTCGCCGACCTGGTGGTCAAGGCACTCGTCGAAGGCGACATGCAGCACCGCGTCGGTGACTGCCGTTGGGCACACGTCTTCGCTTCCCCGTACCGCGCGAAGGGCAAGTCCTTCCACCTGGATGATCCGAACCGCCTCAAGTTCGAGGGTGTCGCAGGTCAGCCGGTCTGGAACACCTGGCCGATCGACTACTTCGCCTACGCCCACGCCGACGACCTGTTCACCAACACTGACCTGGATAACACCTGGGGCAAGGAGATTCACGACATCCTGGAGCACACCGGCGTCGGCAACCCGCAGGCGCAGGCAGCTACCACTGACAGCGTGATGAAGCTGATCGCGCTGATCAACGGCGCGGTTGCGACTCCGGCTAACCTCGCCAAGACCATCAACACTGCTGAGGCGATGATGCGCTACCAGAACGAGAACGCCCACGGTCGCTACAACGATCCGTCCTACCCGATCTTCGGTGGCCGCACCGCCCTGGGCCACTCCATCAACCACCTCAACTACTGGGGTGCACGCATCTAGAACAAAGATGCAACGAGGGTGCCGTCCCGAGTTCGTCGGGACGGCACCCTCATGCGCTCTCGAGCGCTAGTTACCTTTTGAGTTCAGGAAGCTGTCTAGCTGGATCGCTGCTCAGTGAGCGGGATTCCATTGATGAGCTTGAAAATGAAGCTCAACAGAAGTCCACCAAAAAAGATGCCTCCCACCCACAGGCCAGGGTCTTTCGAGCTCTCAAGTCCTTGATACATGGGGCCACCGTTCATCGCGAGTTCCTTTCGAATTCCATGGCAGGTTCAGTACTTACATCGCCAACCATAGTCCGAGTGTTACGCATTCCGACGGCGATCCGTCACCCCTCCCCCTTAGCGTGCGGACTGTAACGAAACTGAGAGGGGAACTCCTTGGCTACCGCCGTTGACTACGCCGCCGGTGTACCGGCCGCGGCAGCGATCAGACGTGCCGGCCACTCGGGCGTCGTCAGGTACGTCAGCCCACCGCGTCGGGGTGCCGAGTGGATGCGTGGCAAGCCCGTCCACCGCGACGAGATCAACGACCTGCACAACAACGGAGTAGACGTCGCCGCGGTGTGGCAGTTCGGCAAGGACCGCCACCCCGACGTCCTCCGCGGCAAAGTCGGCGGGGAACTCGACGCCCGTGCCGCCGACGAGCACCTGCGCTCCATCGGCATGGACGGGTGGCCGGTGTTCTTCGCCGTCGACTTCGACATCACCCTGGCCCAGTGGAACCTCGTGGCGTCGGAGTACTTCCGGGCCGCCTGCCGGGTGCTCGGCCGGGACCGGGTAGGAATCTACGGCCACTCCCGGGTGTGCGACTGGGCCCGCGAGGACGCGGTGATCGCTGACCTCGGTGGGAGCAAGCACCTGATGTGGCAGACCCGCTCCTGGTCGGCAGGCGTGATCCACCCCGGTGCTGTGTTGTACCAGCGGATCGTCGACACCCCCTCCACGCCCGGCCCCGTCATCGACGGTGTGACCGTCGACGTCAACGACATCCGCCACAGCTACTGGGGACAGCACCCACCCACTGTCGCCCCGTCCCCGACCCGAAAGGAGGTAGCACCCATGAGCGCTACCAGCATCCAGCCGGACCCGACCGGGACCGGCGACCCGACCTGGCTTCCCGACGTCCTGCGCCTGTTCGGAGTCACCGTCATCGAACACCCCGGGTGGCGTACCCGCGGACACGGTGACTTCACCGACATCGTCGGCTTCATGATGCACCACACCGGCGGCTCCACCCCGGACCGCACCTCCCCCGGCTACGTCGCCGACAACCCCGGCGTCGGCGGTGGACTGTCCGCCACGCTGTTCGGTCACCGCGACGGCACCGTGGAGATTCTCGGCGCCGGTATCGCCTACCACGCCGGCCTGGCAGACCCGGGGTGTGGTGGTGCCGCCGGCCAGGGCTACGTCACCCGACCGTCGGCCACCGGCCCGAAGCTGTATACCTCGGGCAATGCCCGCTACATCGGGATCGAGCCACAGAACTCCGGCCGGGAGCCGTGGGAGCCCGAACTGTACGACGCGTGCGTGCGCTCCGCGGCTGCGGTGCTCTGGTACAAGGGCCTGACCGCCGACCGTGCCCACCTGCCCGGCCACAAGGAGTACGCCCCCAGCCGCAAGGTTGACCCCAACCTGAACATGGACGCGTTCCGTCGTGACGTCCAGCACCTGATCGACAACCCCCCGTTTACTACCGAGACCACAGGAGGTCTATTCATGTCCCTGCCCGTTGAGCGCCAGGAAGAGCTGGCGGCGAAGATCGACCGCATCCACTTCGAGCTCACCCACAAGTTCCAGTCCCGCTACGAGAACGCCGACGGTGAGCGGTCTGAGCACCGCGAGACGCTGGTGGGCTACATCCTCGACAACGACCGGAAGATCGAGGACATGCACGCCAACATGCTCCCAGCGATCTGGGATCGGCTGACGGATGCGGCCCGCAATGCCAAGGCCACCTTCGAGCGGGTCATGACCACCGGCCCCGCCCCGACGGCCGACTCCGCCATGACCGCCTCCGAGAAGGAGTCCTAAGCCATGTCCCAGCTCTCCCCCGTCCAGCAGGCCGGCGCCGCGGCGATCGCGAAGCAGTCGTGGTTCCTGCGCCGCAAGGACTCCCTCACCGCGGTAGCCGGCGTGGTCCTGCAGATCGCCCAGGTTGCCACGGTGTACGCGGTGGGTGCCCCACTGTGGGTGTCCGCGGTCATCGCGCTGATCATCGGCACGGCTGAGGTCGTCATCCACGCCGCCACCCCGCAGGCGCTGACTCCGTCTGGTGTCTCGCGTGCTGCCCGGGAGTACCAGGCCCAGATGCCGGTGCCGGCCGCTGCCGTGGATGCAGCCCGCCAGGTGGGCGACACGATCAGGGCGGGCCGTGAGGTCGTCGAGAACCTCCGCCCCGGGTTCTCCGTCTACCACTAGGTCAGGTTCCCCGTGCCAATCGAGTACCTTCCTGCCCCTGTCCAGCCGTGGGCCCGCCGCCTCCGCGGGTGGCTGCTCAGCGACGCCTCGGCCCTGCTGGTCCTGGCATACAGCGCGTGGGGTCACGCGGCCGCCTACCAGTGGATTCACACCCAGGTCACCCACCCGGCGGAAGCGTACTTCGGATTCCACGTGTGGGCACTGGTGTGGGCCGGGGTCGGGGTGCTCGCGCTCGCCGGGGCAGTGTGGCATCGACACCTGGTCGCCACCCTGGCGACGGGGGCGGTCGTCGGTATCCATGCACTGTGGGCGGCCAGTCACCTTGGTGGTGCACTGGTGGGGGACTTCGCCCGCGGCTATGTCGGGTTCAGCGTCTATTCGTCGCTGGTCCTGCTGACGTTCTGGTCCCTGTGGAGGGGTGCCCGGACGGAGATCCAGATCAGACCGATTGAGGGGGAGCATAGTGCAGGTCGAGCCCGAGCACGTTCTTAGCTTCCTTGGTGTCGTCATTGCTGCGTGGCTGTCCTACGCTTCGGCGCGGGTGGCGGCACGTGCGAAGGTTCAGACGGTGACGCAGGAGAAGGAGGACGGGAAGATTCAGACGGCGGTGGACCGGGTTCTTGGGGTCATGGAGGAGGGTTTCGCCGCGCGAGATCAGAAGATCGGCCGGCTGGATGGTCGGCTGCAGGCGTTGGAGCGTAAGGATGATGCGTGGCGTCGTCATGTGCTGGACTGGCGTGAGGCGCACCCGGACCGTAGTAGGTGGCCGACGCCGCCGATGGAGGTGCGGGCTGATCTGCCTGACTGA